CCTCATTGTATTCCATAGGAAAGATATGCATACGATATGGTTTTTGTCCTGAACTATGCCAGTCTATATTATAGGTCCCGTGTTTCTTTAGCATAGCAACGACCTCTTTATCAGAACCTAAAAATCCTGTTAGCTCTTCGCCGCTCTCTCTTACAGCCGTCTTAAAAAATGATTCCTTATTATCTGTTCCACCACCAAAGTCACTATATCCTGGTGTATCAGCAAACTTATTTTCTTTTCCAAATAAGAAATACAGGGTTCCATTGTGAATTGCTGTAGGCAATATTCCAGCTCCCATAAACTATATAATTAATATAATATAATATTATTATAATAATGATAAATCAAAAAACAAGAAGAAGAACAAATAGAATAAGAACAAAAAGAATAAGAAGAAATCCATTGAAACCCAAGAACCCAAGTAAAAAGATAAGAAACAATACACCGCACTACATCAGGACCATAAGTAAAGACATTAGAAGTAGCTTTGAATCATCCAGTTATAAACCATCTATCAATTATGAATTAATGACCCTTCACTCTTCTTTAGAGAGAATCACTCCAACAGATTGCAATAATGAAAAAGCATTTCAATTGAAAGAACCTATAAAAATCAAGATGGGTGACCATGGTCGATGTCTAAACTACACATCTATGAAAGCCAAACAACTCTTGTTAAAAAACTTATCAGCCAATAAGCATATTGACCCTAGTAAAGTTATTCCACCCGTTCAAATCGATGCCAATTGCTGGTTTAACGCCTTCTTTGTGATGTTTTTTGTCAGCGACAAGGGTCGCAAATTCTTCCAATTCTTTCGTCAATTGATGATTGAAGGCAAGCAAATAAATGGCAACCCGATAAAGCCCCTACTTCTTAGGAATGCTTTTTCTCTCTTGAACTTTGCCATTGATTCTTCTTTAACAGGGAGTAAATTTGCTTACACATTAAATACCAATAGCATTATCAAACAGATATACGAGGCCATACCAGATAAATCTCCTTATATAGTCAAAATCGATGAAGCATCCAATCCACTTCGTTATTATGACGCTATTATTCGTTATTTGAATAATGACGCTTTAAAAATTCAATTGATTGTCGGGGAGAATGATGATTGGGAAAACCTTATTATCAATGAAGTGATTCCACATATGATTGTTGTAGAAATATATGATGATGCCTCTAAAACAATGAAGAATAAACCGACGAAGATTTCAAAAACCTATAGCAATGGTGAAACTGTTGAGTATACCTTGGATAGTTGTGTGATTCGAGATATAGACCAGAATCATTTTTGCTCAATGATTACTTGTGAGAGAAAAGAAATGGCGTATGATGGCATGAGTTTTCATCGCTTGACCCCTATGAAGTGGAAACAAATGCTGACAAAAGAAAAAGAGTGGCAGTTTGAAGGCTCCAATGATATCGATGATAAACCAATACGATGGTCCTTCAAAAATGGATACCAGATGTTAGTGTATTATCGGTCAAATTAATAAACCTTGTATATTATCGTATCCTAGATAAATCATCTGCCCGCATTTTAAGTGAACCCATAAGATTCTTCTGCGAAAGATAATACGCAATATAGCCAACAATAGAGCCCACTAGGGAACCAGCAATGACCTGTTTTATAGTATGATTCTTATATTTAATGCGTTGTCTTAAAGTATTTAAAGAAATAATTAGGTAAAAAAGCGTTAGCCAGACCTGTTTCAAGGAGAACCAGATGAAAATAGTTGAATAAAACGCAATTTGCGAGTGCCCAGAAGGCATGCCATATTTATCAACAGATATTCTGGAACCGGTGATTCGTTGTAAAGTATGTAAGCATTTATCCTCACTGGGTCTGGGTTCTTTGACAACTCCTTTAATCAAGAAATTTATCAAAGAGTTGAATCCATAACCGATAGTAAAGAATGCTGCAAGGGTAAATAGTTTATGCCATAGAAGGATTGAAATAGACAAAAATGTAAGTAAATAAGGACCATTGTATCCCAGATAATCAATGCACTTTTCTATAATATTCATATAATTATATTAGTCATAGAATTTAATTTTTACGACCTCTCAAAAAACTTATTCATTTTATCGTAGCTTTCCATATTATTTATTTTACACAATTTGTGAGTTTGCTCTTGAGAGCAACCAGTTGATTTGGCACAAATATATAAGCACTCGTCCATTTTTTTAACCCATCTTATAGCAGTCTCATTTATTATTTTGTTATCATCTACTTTAATATAGGAAACATCCGCTTTAACATTGTTATTTTCCATTATAAATATAGTAATAGGGTTCTTCTTATATGGTTTTCTTTTACTAATACTGATACAAATTCTCACTTAACAATGTGATAGTCCAGTCTCCTCCATTCAAATTCAATACATTCCCCTTATCATCTAGCAACTTGATACGCATTCTCTCAATATTCACCGGACCAAAATAGACTCGTTTGTTATCTTGTAGAGAGCCGTTGGACTCGACATAGACATCTCCTAATTTCATACCGACATGCTTAATAGGTATAATAGCAAATGTATTTGGAACAGTGGGTGCTGCCCCTCGCAAACTAGTGCTCTTTCCATTGTTCTTCATAATTTCATTAATAGAATAAATCTGGGATTGTGTCAGCCTTCTAGGAGCATTAGGAATCAACTGCGGAATACTTTTATAAGTGATATTCATTTTGTCTATAATTAGATTGCCAGCATTAGGGTCATTAGCTAAATCAGCATTCAATGTGTCTAAATTCGTCCCCAAAGGCTGTGCCTTATTGCAAGTATATAGCAAGTCTGGGCTGTAGTATCGGGGTAACTTAAGAGAACTGGATAATTCAGTAATTCCAACGAGACCATTATTGATGTGATTTTGATTAAAATCATCTAGCACAATAATCAAATATTTGGGTCCATACAAATCCATAATGCCTGCAGCGGTATTCCCTTCTTGTTGCACAGTGTAATGAATCACACGGAATCCCATAATCCAACCTAGGGTTTGGTTCACTGATGTGACCCTGTTACAAGAAACATTATTGAAACAGCTGAGTGCTCGAGTAGGGTCAAAAAAAGTAACCACGGTTGTTTCATCGATAGTATGTAAAACACCTGTTATGCTATTTCCATAGGTACCACCGAATAAGTTTAAAGTAATGAGTGCATTTGCCGTATTAATAGAAATTGGGTATATATTTCCACTAGAATCCGGAAACTTGAACCCATTCGTAGTAAAAGCATCCCTTACCTCATCCTGAAAAGTAGATGGAGTATAATTTCCAGGTGTAATTGTAATGGTGATAGAAGGGCCATCAAAAAAGGTAATCCACATGCAGTTATTTCCATACATGACATCAATAGTATACCATGTATAAGGAATCATAAAAGCATGAAGCTTTAAAGAGAGAACATTTAGCAAAGGTTCCGATAAATCCAGCGTATAATCAGTGGATATGTCTGTCGAGCCAGCGGAGGTTTGTCTGAACTGACTATCTAAATTAATCATTCGATTAATGGTGTTTTTCAAAGTAGGATTCAGAATATCCTGGGCTACAGGAACAGACACTGTGTTAGCAATACCTAATTGTTCTTGTTTCATGGGCAAATGTAATGAATCGTTAAACACATTTATTTTTTGATGTCTATCGGTGATTTTGTTATCTTGAGTTGGGTTGTTCTTTTGAGACAAACTATTCTTTTGAAACCATTCATCAGATTGTGTTTCACTAGTAATGCCATTAGTATCACCTTGAATCTCGTCTACATAATCTAACAAACGATTTTCAATATCGGTAAAAAAAGTAATCATCACCGGGTTCTTCTCTTTTGTAAACTTATCGATGTAAACCCGTGTTTTTTCAGTAACCCCTTTTTCAGTAACATCATCATTTTTAATATCTAAAATAGTTAGCAAATCTGGAATCGTATAATGGGATACATCAGTATCAATTGATTGACTCATTATTAATAGGAATATATATATACTATATACTCAGTATTAAATTTTAAATACTTTTATCTCCTATTCCTATTGAAACAGTAATAATAGTTCTTTCTTAACAGAAATTCCTTCTGCTATTTTATGACTAAACAGTTTCTCAGGGACCATGGTGATGCCAGCACCGCGTTTCAAATGGGTTTTCTCTTTGAAACAAATGTGGTCAAAGATTGCAACAAGGTTTGAATTTCGTTTTTCCAGTTCTTCGCGAGAGATATGCTTTTTGCCTTTGTAAATGTATCGATTATAATTACCGGTTTGGTAAATAGAGTAATATTTGTCGTATTGAACCAGATTTTTAATAAGACCAATCCCTAAAATTTTATTTGTGCTATTGTCCATTTCTATTACAAAGACATCTGAACCAAGCGGTATTCGTTCAGATATTTCTAGAGGGGTTCCATAAATGCATCCACCAGGCACATTCTTCTCTCTATAGCGTGCATTTTCCTGCCATGTTTCTTTGTTATAGCGACTTGTCGTGATGAAAGACATACAATGATACCGTGAAAATAGGAAGAATAAATGAATTCAATTTTATAAAGAATTTTACTAATGTATGTATATGTTTCATAATCCAACTTTGAAGAAGTTAGTCAATGTATATCAGTTACAATACAAAAATAATAAAGCACAAGGGTTCGGCGATTATCTCCGTGGATGTTTTTCTCTTCTGCAAATAGCAAGCAGATTAGGACTCCAATTTGACATGGATTTATCCAATCATCCGATGGCACAATGTTTAGAAACACCGAAGAAAAACCCGAATATTTCTTACGATAATATCTTCTGGCATGACAATCCAAACTATGTTCCCCTTTCTCATAATACATTTCGTTTGAATACACAACAGTTTTTTCCGGAATTTGTTCAAAAGTTGAACCGAGTAGATAGACCAGTCTATCCTCTTTTTTGCAATAGTTTCCCCATTACGCCATTTATCTCTCAAGAGCATAAAAATATCATAAAATCAAAAATAGTGCCAAATGATAAAACGAAGGCGCAAATTGAAACCGCCTTTCGTAATCTGGGGATACAACGGAAACAATATAATGTTATTCACATAAGATGCGGCGATGATTATTTATTGAAAGAAAACAAAATAGACCTCCATATTATTCAAAAAATTGCGAATCATGTTGTTAAAAATGTGAAAAGAGGTGAAAAAAATGTATTAGTCAGCGATAACAACCAAATAAAGATGATATTAAAACGCCGTTTTCCTTTTCTCTTGTGTAGAATTTGCCCGATAGTTCATTTAGGCGAATCTACACATTTCTCAGAAGCCAATATAATGCACACATTAGTTGATTTTTATATTTTATCTTTTTCTAAGAGCACTGTGGCTTTATCTCCTTATACTTGGGGTTCCGGATTTAGCGAGTGGATAAGTATTATGAATTCTATACCTTATAGAAAATATTTCTTATAGATAAGTTGTTGAGTATATTTTGCAAAAATAATGAATATGCATAATATAGCAAATGCCTAGGTGTTGTATATGTGGAACTGTAAAAAACTGCGCACAATATTTAGATAGAATTTTTAAAAATATGGAAAAAATTGCGACTTTATTTGATGATTATCGAATTATATTATATTATGACAAGTCAGATGATGATACATTAAAAAAAATAACTGATTATCAAAAAATAAATAAAAAAGTGGAATTATTCGAAAATCATGCACCACCATTGCCATATAGAACTCATCGTATTGCCAAAGGTCGTAATCGTTGTATGCAAAGAATACGTAATAAGTATAACGATTATGGATATTTTATCGTAATGGATTGCGATGATGTATGCAGCTCTCCTATTAAACTGGATGTTCTTAAACGAACACTCTTTTTGGAAGATTGGGACGCCGTTTCTTTCAATAGGATTCCTTATTACGATACATGGGCTCTCTCTATAAAACCATTCATGTATAGTTACAGACATTTTGATAATGCTGCACTAGCGTGCGATAATGTGAAAAACTATATACAAAATCGGTTGAAACAATTATCACCCGGACAGCTATTACCGTGTGCGTCAGCCTTTTCCGGATTTGCCGTATATAAAACACAAAAGTTTTTAAATTGTTATTACGATGGAAGATTGAATATGAACTTATTTTCCAAACAAAAGTTACTAGAAAATATGCACGCACATGGCAATATGAAATTAGTCATTAGAGATGCTAATTCTGAACAAAGTATTATGGATGATTGTGAACACAGGTCATTTCATGTGCAAGCTATTAATAATAATAATGCTCGTATTCGTATTTCACCAGAAGTGCTCTTCTAACCTGTAAAGGTTACCCTGTAAAGGTTACCCTGTAAAGGTTACCCTGTAAAGGTTACCCTGTAAAGGTTAGACTTCAATGTCCGAGTTTTTTGAACCTCGGTCACAACATATTCCAAAACTTTTAAAAATAAGCGGAACAATTTTGATAATATCGTGTTTATTCATATCAGCATAACAATTATCAATAGAACAATAGTTTTGTTCGCGATTCAATCGTAAGTTTTTCACTATTTTCTTGCAAGATGATTTTTTAACAGCATAACAATCTGTGCCAAAATTGGCGACTTTTTCTTTAAATGCATTTAAATTATTATTTATGTGTTTACCACAAATACCGATGCGGTCGCTTAATATAATCATATCAGGAGAATTATGTATTTTTGCTGTAATTTGCAACTGTTTATTTAGCTCATGTAAATTATACTGAATATGGCAATCATCTTCCATAATAATAATCCAATCATCAGTTGTAGCGTCTTTATACTGTTTCAAAAGTGTGTAGTGGCTTAGCCAGCAGCCGAATTTTGCGCGATACCGTTCCGTATTACAGATATCTTCTTTCTTAAAGATAGTTGGATTAAAATGGATATTCTGGTATTTTTTCACCATTTCTTTTACAGAGGTAAAATCTTTGCAATCGATTGCTGGACATATCTTGTATTTTTCCTTGTTTATCTCTAGCTTTTCTATTGGTTTTAATACATCTTGTAATTTATCAGCGCGTCTTTTTAAATTAATAATAAATAAGGTGTCAATCATATAGAAATAATATATAATTTTCTATATAATTTTACTCAGGATAGACCTTAAATCATACTCCTAAAGTATGTTAGTAAGCAATCATATCGTTCATTTTTCAACATTTCTTGCAGTTGCGTCCAAGGAGTCATCGTCTCTAAAGCTTCCAGTCCCTTTTCGCAAAAAAGGTTTAACAATGCGGGACTCCATCCAGAAAGCATGGACACATTCTTCGCTGTTGACAAACAAGGGAAGCCTTTTGTTGAACTCATATTCCAGAATAGAATATGTGGAGGCTTCAAAGGCTGACCGTATATTTCTTGTCCCACATCGGCGAATAGTTTCTCCACTGTGTTATACAAGGTATCCATATTTGTATTCGTTTTGTCTGCAGCATCTATCTGCATATCTGAAAAGATGGCTAGGATGAAGGAGGTAGCCTTTTGAAACGGGATAGGTGGATTCGCCGTCTTTATTGCATTCAAAATCTGGTTCATAGCAGCATAAAAGTTGGTCTCCATTCCCCACCCTTGAACTTTATAAACGCATTTAACCATCTCAAAAAATGTATCGTGACCATCTAGGTTGAGCCAAGTAGCTTGTTCATTAAATACCATAACACGCTTTCCTAGAAGCGATTTTTCGGCGCATCGAATACCTAGCGCAATAGCAGCATAACCAGCATCTGTTCCTTGAAACATAGACCCTGAATTATCCACCATTGGAATAATACTACCTAGACCTCCTGTATAACTAGAATTGTCTAGCCATTGCTGATTTAGCAGGTCAATCTCAGTCTGGTTCGATTCACTTATTACGCCATTCAAGAGGTCTATCGCCGATGTTACAAAGGCAGCCATTCCCACATTTCGCCCCTTGATTTTGACCTCGCCCCTGACACCCGCCTGAATGAACTCGGTAAACTTCTCGGCGCATTGAATGCGGTCTTCCCTTTGAGAACGCACCTCACCCGTCTTGCTGACATTCAGTAAGGCTTTCTTTTGCTTTGCCAAAGTAATAGAGGTCGTCTTACTATGGTCTATCTCAGACCAAATATTCTTACACTGCTTAATTTGAATCGTATCCAGGCTCTTATTATGACAAGTGATAACCTTGCGAAACATCATGCGACACTTGCTCTTCGCCTTGTATATCTGGTCCTCTGTTTTAGCCGTGGCCAAAATCTCGGCAAAATACAAATAAGCGAGTTCCTTAAATACCCAGCCAAACTTTTTCGATGATTCGCGAGCCACCCACTTCCCCACTAGGCTCTTCTTTTTTTGACAAGAATCCTTTCTCAGTTGGTCTATAACAAGTGTTAGAGCATATCGAATCAATGGATGATCCTTAGGCAAGTTCCCCACGTCTCGGCAATAAACACAAAAATATTTAATGTCCTTCCATGAACCATACGGATGTTCCTCATTAACATTATTAGTCACAAACTTACTGAGTGCAAACAGGGCTAATGCTGGGAAAAAACGATACCAAACAACAATCTGCATATAGGCCAACATATACTCACCCTTTCCCGAAATAATGTCTCGAGTATGACCAATCATCTTGTAAAGCATAAGTAGATATTCGTTCTTTTTTCCCTCTTCCTGTTCTTGTTCCGTTTGAAGAGCCCCAATAATATTCTTTAGAAGACTATCCAACTGGACAGATAGTTCCGCGATTTTACTAGAATCAGTGCGTGTTAATTGAAAAGAAAACTGTAGAATTCGTTCTTTCATATCAGATGACCATGCATACTCTAGATGTCCCTTCTGTCCAAATTGGGTTTGGGTTGCTGTATCGAGTGATTGTACAAGTGCTGCCATAGTGTTACTATATATAGCGGGTTCGGCTTTAAGCTCTTTTCTTACGGGTTTTCCTCACTCTAATGATAACCCTCTTGGTTTTTGCATTCGCTAGAATGGAAGACGCGTCAGCTTCGCGAAATAGAATCGTCAAATTATTCAAATCTTGAAACATGCTAATAGTTTTGTTCAAGGGGATAGAATGAACCGTGTTTACGGGAGATAAAAAAGAGTTACCGCTAGGGTTTAATAAGAAGTCTCTCACATCGATGGGTTCTAAGTCTATATTATATTTCAAGATAGATAACAGCGTATATTGCTTACCATGAAATAAACAATGTCTGTGAATGATGTCCATAACTTCTTCTTGAGATATGACATTTACTTGTTCTAGTAAGTAGGTGTCTTGCTTTGTTGTTTCTACTTCGTTATTTTTATTGATATAGACAAACTGTAACTGAATCGTGGCTACGTCTTCCTTATAGAAAGAGGAATAATCTCGGTCCACTTTTTCAAACTCTGTTATCCAAGAAGTGTCTATATCTAAGTCTTCTAGTTCATTGTCTAAATCAGTTATATCAAAAAAAAGAGAATTGCCCTTCTCTTTTTCTTCTTCCTCCTCTTCGCTCTCGTACATACTAGAGCTAGATATAATAGACTTCATTTCCAAACCAATTTTCTAATAATAATATTCTTCATCATATTCACTATAGTAACAACTATCTGGCATTTCATGGTCTCTATGATATGCATCTTCTCCATGTAATTCATCATATTGAATCTTATACTCTTCCCATCGTTGAGCCATTTTATAAAGGTCATATGAGACATCATATACCTCGGGCTCATCAGGTTCTTCTTGACTAGATATATTCAAATTTCTATTCACTTGCGTAAATACAACCCACCCAGGCACCTTGCTATAATCAATCATGGTTGACTCCTTTTTCACAGGTTCCGGTTCTTCCAAGATTTTAACAATCTTCTGGAAATTCAATGATTTTATCTGTGTTGAACCAGATGACAAATCACAAAAATCACCTGGCTTTTCTTGGAATCCCGCATTGACAGGCTGTCTAAAGCGATACATATTATTATTATTATTATTGTTATTATTATTGTTATTATTGCGTTGTTCCTGGCGAAACATGGTTACCTTATTGTATACTATCTGTCTATATTATCTTTATTGGGTTCAATTTTTTTAGGATCCATTACCCGAATGAGGGATGGGGTTAGATATCATCGACATCAATCTCTTCTTCTATCCCCTCAAATTGTTCCTCGGTAGCAGAGTGTTGAATTGGTCTGCTACCATCACCAGCGTGCATAAGAATCTCATTATAATCATCAGTGCGCTTGTCGGAAAATTCCATATCTTGTTCATCCGTTTTATTAATACGATTCAATGTACAGTCTGTATCTCTAAATACAGTTAGGTCAACTGTCTTTTCCTGTGACTTTAGGCGACTAATATCCAAATCGTTATATATTTCTAATAAGTCACACTTTTCTTGCTTTCCTTCTGCTACTGACTCGTAATCGCGCATACCAACCATGACCCACTTTCCCGAAGCAATCATATTATCTTTCTTTCCCCGCCCAGTAAATTTTCCACGAACAATACAAAGGCGTGTAACACCATCTTGGCAAATAACATGGCACATGCCATTGCCCAAATTCTTTGTTACGATAGCATACAATTCACCTTCTTCTTTGACAAAACGGGTTTTCGCTGAAGCGTTTTTTCCCTTGTCTTGATATTTGCTAGCTTGCGCTTTGTGGCCAGTTCCTCCAGTGGTATTTCTTACCATTTCTTATTTATCCTTATAACTATACTAGATAACAATGTTTTCATTCAATTTTTTATATAATATATATTATATATTCATTATCATGGACTTTCTTTTTTTATTATTGGCAGTATGGACAATCTATAGCATCTATAACAATGTAGTCAAATATAAAGATTATAAATATGTGCTCGTTTTATTTCTTTCTGGGTTATTTCTTTCCTTTCTCGTAAAAAATAAGACCTGGTGGTTATTCTTCACACTACTAGTTACGAATTTATATTATGCTTACTTAATGTTCAAAAATGTATCCTCCATTTTAGGACCATTATTAACGATACTTCAAAAAAATAAAAATTGATTAAAATGCGACATAATAAAATATAATACAATAATATTAATTATAAACCTATGAAAACTAGAGACATCTTTATTGCTCCTATTAAAAAAACAATTACCTTTTTACTAGGAGAATCCGCGCATGATAATGAAGCCGTTATTGACCTAGCGAAAGAAGATGATATATGGTTTCATATTGGCGAAGGCAAATCATCAGCGCATATTGTTGCTTTACTGCCGAGTGACATTGATAGAAAAGAGAAAAAATATATTATTAAACAAGGTGCGGTTTTATGTAAGCAAGTTAGTAAATACAAATCGGAGAAGCAAGTTTCTATTATTTACGCCAAAATCAAGAATATTGAAAAGACGAGTGTTCCAGGGACAGTTATTATCAAAGAAGGACAGACAGGTTTACTCTCAATATAAAACGGCAGTCCAAGAATCCAATGTATCCGGACAATAAATACCGCCTTCTTTAAACAAGAGATACACTTGTTCCCAAGTTCTCAAGTGTTGAATATATTGAATATTTTTTCGTTGCACTTCCTTGGATTGTTCGTCTGGTTCATATCCAAACCGGCAATAGAATGCCTCTTGATTATCATCACTTCCTGAAGCATCTTCTTGAAAAACTATCATCTGTGTCTCATCAATAGTTGTTCCCTTGTATCTAGCTAGTCGTTCAGCCCATACAGGAGTTCTGGAAGCATAATATTCCCAATGATAATAATATATATTTGTTAAAGGCACCGATAATGAATTTCTGGCAAGAACAAAGAGAGAAAGATAATCATCTTCGTCAATGGCGTATGTAGTAACCCTAGGTAAGATTTTCCTAGCCTTATCATGCTCCGGGTTTATTTCAACCGTTTTATACAAGTCTATTTCATCTTGTAACACTTCAATGAAGAGACGGGTTTGCTTGATTGGTTTGGTTAGTTTAGCCAATATGATAGAGAGAAGGTGGGTTCTAGGGTCGATACTAGTGCAATGAATGGCTTTCGCCCACTTTTTTTTGGCTGTTTCCACCTTTGTTGGCGTGCAGCGAAAGAATGTGGTAACTCTATTTAGAACGGTTTGAAGATTATTTAGGGGGCACCAGTTCATAATATAATTTGAAATGAGGTCAACCTCTTTTTCTTGCATCCACTTTTCCAAAGTTTCAGGTTCTTTAGGAATAAGTATAGGATTCTTACTCAAATTTTGTCTTACTAGAAATCCATCTAGATTACATTCTCGAATGTGTAAGTTTTGGACTATGTTAGCAATGGCTTTTGCCGAGTCACCTTCTTTTTCCTGCTTCACCATATATTCCCAAAAATTCGGGTGCAACGAAGCAAAGAAATCGTAATATATTTTCCAAAGAAGTGCAAAGAGTTCTTTTTTATATCCAGAATAATATAATTCAAACGCCCAAAAGAAGGACCTTTTATTATGCGTTAATAAAGAAGTGACCAGGGACATTTCCACTTCATCTTTTATGTATAAATATCGCGTAAACGCCAACTGTGACATTCTTTTATTTAGGCAAATAAAGAAAAGAAACAAGGTTCAATTTTTTCCTTATTAAAAACTTTTTTCTAGTATAAGTATATAACAATGTCAGCCTGGACAAATCTCGTTTCACAGATGTACAAGAAGAACAAGGGAAAGCCTGGATACAAGCTTAAGAACGCCATGAAGGATGCCAAGAAGGTCTACAAGCCCATGGGCAAGACCATGAAGCCATGCAAGTCCAGAAAGTCCAGAAAGTCCAGAAAGACTCGTCGCCATTAATCCTTATCCATTATAACTATGAATAATTTTTGTAATTTTATCCATAGTTTCCTGTATAGTATTCCGGTTTCCAGCCACGGAATCCATATTTTCAATAAGAATCGCTTGTAGTTGAAGTAAAAAAGGCGTTTGTTCCAATGTTCCTAGAATTTTATAATAATAGAGCGATAAGCTGTAGCAATCCCACGACTTCCAAAAAGAAAAAAGTCCATCTAGAATCTCCTGTTTTGACCGATTCCTGAAAGTGCGTAAAAATTCGGCGCCGGCCTCTTTAAGCCGATTTAATATATCTTCTGGAAACAAGCTTAAAGACCCGGAATACTCGGCGACAATGTCGTCGATATTTTTGTCGGACAAACTGGACAAAGTCTTTCTATTGATGAAGGAAATCGCGAATACTTCCAGGGGAAGATGCAATAGAGAAGAAGGTTGAAAGCTTTTTCTCTCTTCATTTGTTAGGGGAAAAGTATAAGAATAGGTGAAGTTTGAAATGCAGGGTATAAGATTCTTGGTATACATGATAGACTCCCCCGCGATATTAAGATGTGCTATCTTATAGTTAATCAGGTATTGAATAGATTTCAAGAGATATTGTAGAGAGAAAAGGACATTTGGCAGAGTAATCTCGTAATCATGCCTGTATAAAGAAGGGTTCGGCAAGGTTACCATATAGAAAGGCTTCTCGTCTTGTATAGGAATAAAATCCCCAGTATTCTCTCCTTGTTGTGAGAGAAAAAGCTTTTTATAGGAGACAATAGGAAAAAAATATTGCAAATAGTTGGGAATTTTAACAATGGATTCAGAAATGGCAATAGCTCTTTTTATTTCTTCCGTGGAAGGAACAACAAGAGATTTCATAGATATAGTTATTATTCAGTCCGGTTTATTTCTTTTTTGCCATAAAGTATCTATTTTTATAGGTTTTTTTGAATTTCTGTGAAATCTCTTTGGCATCATCCATTTGAAGACGAGAAATCTCTTTTTTTAAAAGCTCAGTGTTCGTTTTACAATAATTGATAAATCCATCTGCTGGTGAATACCAATCAAAATTCATATTTTCTAAGATATGAATATCCATGGAATCCAAGATGGATTTATCAAAACTAATATATTCCTTGCGCTCTTTTGGCAAGGGCCTATCATCTGTCTTCTTTCTAAAATAATATCGGGCACTCTTGAACATCTTATCTATAATATCACCCTTATAGTCTAACTCGGTTAGGCGCTGACTTTCTGTGGCAACCAGCTCTTCATTATCAGCCGTCCAAAGGACCCACGCCTCTTTGAAGTCTTTTCTATGGTCATATTGATGAACCTTGGAGAACTGATTCAGGTGCTCCATAAACTCTTGTGTAAATGTATATCTATAAATGGCTGGAGTCATTGTTGTAACTGTATATATCTTTATTACTTATCATAAGTATTAGATTATTCGTCTTCAATTTTTTAATCTAATGTAACTATAAGGGAATAAGAATGGTCGTTTATATGATATCAAGTCAAGTTTACCTTGATAGATTAGAATATAACTATTGTTATAAGAATATCCTTGTTATCAATCATCAGCCGAAAGAAGGAACTCCATTGGCCACCATGGTTAGACGTATTATGAATCCTCCTCTGTCACATTTTCATAAATTTGATACTAGTAGGAAGCCATGTATTTACGCTTTTGTCAAAGACGGAAAAATCATGGAAGATAAAGATATTCCCGATTTATTTTCCTTTTTACTAGAACATAATTATGAAATTGATACCAAACTTACAAAAATGTTGAATAATAGCACTATTTGTGTGCAACCGAATAAATTGCTTTGCTTTATCAAAGAAAATTGAATTGCTATAAAGAAGTATAAATATATAATCATATGAAGAACTATGGATATCGCTGAAAAAAAGGCACTATATGATGAGTATCTTGCTCAACTATCGGAGAAAGGAAAGCTGGCTTATGAGATTGCCAAGTCACACTTGAAATCCTCTTTCTCTCTTGAACGAAGTATTGGATTTATGGAATGGCTTAAGAAAAAGGAGGAGGAGCAGCAAAAAAAAGAAAAAAAAGCGTTATAGTTTTCTTGTTAACTTTCTTGGCAGGACCTTATGATGCTTGTGTGTTGTCTTTTTAGTAATGTAAATTAGCTTTCTTGTAGAAGGTCCTTGTTTTACTAAGTGACTTCGTCTTCGTGTTATTCCACCACCTCTCATAGCTTGATTCGCAGCATGCTTAGCTACAGTTTTTCCTGCGTAAGCAGTAGCACTAATCGCTGTTTTATTAGCCATATTTGCTGTTTTCAACGCAGCCTTAGCTGCCATTCTTTGAAAAAAAGGTAAATCATTTGTTGCCTTTTCAGCATTTTTGAATACAAAATCACTAGCCCCTCGGGCTCCTTTCGCAGCAGAGGAGAATCCTTTGTCTACATTTGCGCTATTAGCCAATGCACTTGGATCAAACTTCCCTTGAATACGAGCCATTCTTGCTGAAAGTGAATTATCTATTGGCTCTTCTTTTTTCCCTGTAGCGAAATTTTTAAATTTCTGCCATCTGGAAGGAGGTGGAGGTGGTGCGTCCAACCCGGTAGCATCTAGCGCTCTATTTGCAAGGGATGAAGCCTTATCTTTAAAAGAGCTAAAAATATTCATTCCTTGCTCTTTCAAATTGTCCAATTTCTCTCTTGTCTCTGGCGATACTTTTGCCAGAAGTTCTTGCTTTTTTTCTTCTAACTTATTCTGTATTTCTTCTTTGGATAAATTTGCTGGCAGCTGCTCTTTGAATGAATCCATCTGGGCTCGTAATTTTTCTACTACACCCGGAGCGTTCTCTGAGGCAAATGCTAGAGCCTTGTCTTTATATTCTGAGGCTTTATTTTTCAAATTAGCCAAGTCTATGTTGGACACTTTATCTTTTAAATTATTAAAGTGGGAATTGAAATCAACTCCTTTGTTAAATCCGCCAGTAGCATCTTTAATGCGATCTCGAGAACCGCTTTTCGCATTGCTCAGTCGTTTAAAATTCTCACTTGCTTCAGCCCCAGCCATAACAGCAGAAGTAGTAGTTCCAATTGCAGCATTATATCCAGCTTGACCTAATTTGACAAAGTTATCTATATTAAAGAGGACACCCATAGCACTGCCAACAAAGGGGACAGATGTAATAGCTGTAGTGGCTACTTTTGCTGCGGTAACAACTGCTTTGTCACCTAGTTCATTTGCCACATCCAATAATTTATCTGTTAAATGTAAGACAGGTGGTGTTAATGCATCGACCGCTACAGATGACTTATCTGCCACATTTGCTAGAAATCTAGCAAATTCTTCTCTCGTTTCTTTTTTTTCTAAAGAAATGTTGAATTCTTTGAGTAGTTTTCCGGCATCTTTTCCAGTAATGTCTATCTTTAGAATTTTTGCCATCATTCTTACGGCTAGCGCCGAACCAGATTCTACAATTCCTAATGCTAGATAGGCCATAGGCTTAATAAAACCCGTAGGTTCCTTGACTTCAACCTCTGGAATTTCTTCTTCTTCTCTTTCTCCTCCTTCTCCTTCTCCTTCTCCTCCTTCTCCTCCTTCTTCTTTACCAGGTGCGGAGTCTTCTTCTGCTGGCTTAGGCGGTGCTGATGGCTCAGGAGCAGCAGCTCCTGCAGCAGGTTCTTCTTCTGATGGGTTAGGTGATGCTGATGGTGAGTCAGTTGGCCCACCTTCACCACCACCACCTCTGTATACTATTTGTTTTCTTGTTTTAAAATTTTTTTTATGTATTTTATAAATTCTTTTACTCATACTATACACCTTTATAATATAATTTCTTAAACTCTGAAAAGCTGGTCGAATATACTTTATCTACGACTTTACGATCCACTTTTTTCAGAAAAGAATAGTTCATCATTTTCCCTTCATAAGAATAGCGATTCGCCTTTTCCTTCACAATAGCTGGTTGTAAAGGAACCTTATATGGACCCTGTTTTTTAACACCCGTATTATACTCCTTTAGTTTGGCAAATACTGTCTTTTTTTCTGGAACAGGCACCGTCTCCTGCTCTCTCTCCCCTTCCTGTTTCTTCTTCGTTGCTTCGTTTATCTCATCCTCCATGCTAATATAAATCTTTTTACAATTATTTTGAACAACATATTTTCTAGAAACTGTCTCTAAAAATCGATAAGGAATCGCATTATCTGAATAATAAGTAAATGTTCCTCTAGAATGGTCATAGAATAACAAGACATTTCCTAGAGGTGTCTTCTCCAGTAAAATAGAGTTTTTCAAAGAGAGAAGACGGTCTTCTGTCAACTCAATTTCTTCCATCATTTCGCACCTTTCCTTATATTTATCTTCATATTTGATAACAACTGGAGTTTCCTTTTTAGATTCTTCGTCTTTTTTTGATTCCTCTTCCTCCTCTACTTCTTTTATAAAATGACAGCTAGAAACAGTATGATTTATAAACAAACAAAATAAAAAAACCGCAAATAATTGCACTATTAGTGGCGTATTTGGTATAGCATAATATCCGGCATTTAGCTCCATGATAGATTATATCGTAACATTGTTTCTATATCTTTGTTTCTATATCTTTTTTATAAAACTTGCCTCTCGTCGAATAGAGTAGCTATCTCTTCCTGTAAATTTGGCACTTTGATTAAGTCAAATGTATTCTTAGGATTATCGGGATGCAGTCTCACTAAATATAAAGCCGTCACTGTTTTTTCATATTTTCTCTCAAGAATAGCCTTATATGTATTGAGTTGAAGACTATAATGCCAATAATTCGTATCTGGCAAATTATTAATCGATTCCGTTAAAGCATACTTATTGAAGTTGCTCGTCTTGGCAATATCCTTACATCTTTTCCAATCATAAATCATTAGGGTTCCATCGGGGTTTTCATACACCATATCAATCGAACCAGCAAGCTTAAGGTCTTCGTCATAAATCATCCACTCAGTGCGATACGGAACTAGGTCTGGGAATGCTCTTGCAAACTGTATAAAGTATTCCCATTCGGGTGGTCCAGGTTCTCTCTTTGTTTGATCATATACATCCAATAAATCTTTATGAGAATATCGGCTGTCTTTCAGTAAAGGTTGATTCATAAAACATTCAATATCGAAGTGCATGTTGGTTCCAGCACCGGAAACATTTGCTGCATTTTTTTGCCATTGGTCTTTGATTTCCTCAGCAGTTAGACCCCAGTATTTATTTCTTGGGTTCCAGTTTTTACCGGACATCATTTTTTTAATAATAGCATCGGCATCAAAGTGGGCGAAATGACTATGATTCCATGTGGTTACAGAAGTATAAGTTGAATCTGGGTCACTAATAATGGAATATTTATGGGTTGGTTCATCAAAAAGGAGATTAGTATCACGAGGATGAGGATTTTTTTCTTGCAGGGTTTTATGTGCCATTATTTGTGATACCTAGGTTACCTGAGTGTTATTTTTATTCAATTCTTTTCTAATAAGAGGAGCCTCTGTTTAAGGTCTTGCACTTCTTTTACGAGGATGGCTATCGTGTCACTGGGTTCCTTAGGGACAGGAACATATGCACTACTTTGTACAGTACCATCCAAAAAATAAATAGAATTCATATTTAACAAAGAGTTTCCAGATAAATCAATGTGAGAATAATAGACAATTTTACTATTGAGTTGACCAAATGCACTATTCACACTCTTGTTATCTGTATTACCTATATGATTACGAATAATATTATTTCTAGCAGCATATTGTAATCCACCATATCTTCTAAAGTTCTGCATTATTTATATAACATATTATACAAAATAATATTATGTTATACGAGACCATAACTAGTAAGAAACTCTAATTCTGTAAACTACTATAATTATATTTATATTTATATATTTATGGACAATGATTCTTCCAATATAGATACGCGTTTTTTCAACTCTTGTATTTCTTTGACTAATATCCCGATAAAGCCCGTATAATTCAATCGCTGTAGTTCTTCACTATCTTTATCCCCTGTGACAAATTGTGGAAATATTTCTTGAACTTCGTGCGCAATAAAGCCAATATCATTCTTATTGGATATTTTGTTATAATATTGAACCGGGTGTAATTTATCAACGGTTACTGTATCTAATTCCAATTCTTCAATATTATCTTTAATGCGATAATCAGATGTGTTGTTAAAATATCCACCAGTTATTACTCCATTACAAGTAATATTCAATCCGTCTAATACGGTTAAATTTTCCGAACTATTTGTAAAATAACTATTAATATTTAAATACCATATATCATTTGTTTTAGAATAGGAAAGCATATATTGATGACCTAATGCTAATATAAATTTTGTTATAGAATAATTATCATTATCAGTTACATTCTTTATATAAAAATGATTATATACACCATTTAGTGCCACCATGGATGTGTAAGGAATCATTGATAAATTATTTATTGTTACACCTGATATGGATATATGTCCAATTATTAGTGCACCTGTATTATTAAATGTTCCACCCTTGATAAATCTTGTAGAAGATATATTGGTTATTATAGGTAAAATATCACCCACAATAGTAACTGGGCTAACAGTGAACATATACAACGATATCATGGCATATGATTTTTTATAAATGCTGTTCGTTAAAGTTGTTCCTATGTAAAAACACATATTATAACCATCGTTATTATACAAATAAATAGAGTTCGTTGATATACCAGGTGGAACAATAACCTTTTTGAGAAGACCTTTTGTGGTGGTGGCAATGAGTAGACAACTATTATTTGCAGATGACGCCGTGGTTCCCACAATGTATATAACAGAACCTGTATTTGTTTTATAAACAGCAAGTGAATTTACTATGTTAGACCCAAGAGGGTCCAATAAACTATTTATTTCAGGTATAGAATTCCAGGATGATATAAGAGTATTATATTGTAATGGTGCTTGTGCTATATTATTAATTGCAATTTCATTTAATGCATTAAAATTGCCACCAATATAGATATAATTATCTGCTCCTGATATCGTATTTATGTATGAACCAGAGCTATTATTATTGATAGTTAATATTGATATTCCATGTGCTGACCAATTACCACTAGATAGTGCATTTTGGGAACTAGGTAAATAATATTTAGCCAAGTATTTTGCCGAAACACCGCCTATGGAAGAAAAATTATTTCCTCCCACCCATAAATAATCACCGAACTGCAGTATGCTACGAATTATTATACCGGTTGAGTTCGTTCCACCAGTTCCATAAATAGTGCCATCTTTGTTTATTTTAAATAATCCATTTGTTGATGGCACCTGAGTTGTTTGTGTTATATTTCTATTTGCTGATGAAAAAGAACCTCCAAAAAATAAAAATGCATCGTTTACATTCAACATACAATATACAGGTCCCCCATTGATAGACAATCCAAATGGCCTAGACCATTGACTCCCATTCCACATTGCCACATTGTTAACAGATATGCCATTGATAGTAGTAAAATCCCCTGCTACATATAAATTATTATTGAAAAACTCACAACAGTAAATGGTGCCATTATTAGTTATTGATGGTAAAGAAGATAGATAAGAAGAGGGTAATGATGTTTTGATTGTTTGATTCAAATCTTGAGAAGGCGTCGGGAGAGTATAGTTTGGTCCGGATGTTACTAGGACGCTATTTTTCGCTGTTCCACTAATAATATTATTTTCACTAGTTCCTGAATAGGTTAACTGGTTGGAATTATTAGTATTTATTTGTAAAGGAACATACGATGTTATATTATTGGATATATCATTGATACCTAAATATTCTGCACCACTAATATCAAATTGTATACTTCCATTTGCTGTATTATTTATAACAGATACCGGTTTAGATAAATTAATATCTTTAAAAGTATTTGTATTCATAAATGTATTTGATGCAGATAAACTGGGAAAAATAGATAAATCCGGTCCCGGGCCTTGGTCTCCTTTTACACCTTGTAATCCTTGGTCGCCTTTTAGACCTTGTAATCCCTGGTCTCCTTTTACACCTTGTGGACCTTGTATACCTTGTGGGCCTTGCGGACCTATAGCACCAGTTTTCCCAGTGGGTGTTATGCGGTAATACTGAGGCACGGCATTAAAACTACTTTCCAAGCTGTAAATATTATTTGAGGTAACATTATTAAATGTTAATATATGTTGATTCGCATTATTTGAAATAGTATAACTTGATACTGTTGATTGAAATGATGCGCCGTTTGATTCTCCTAAAAATAAAATAGGTAATCCAATAGGCAATGGTAACCCTGTTTGGACATACAAGGGAGGATTATCAGTTTGTCGATCATATGGATTTAATGTAATAGAATCTATCGTTCTTGTTAAATAGGTTATTCCGGGAGGACCCGTTGTCCCTTGTTCGCCTTTTATGCCTTGGTCGCCTTTTACTCCTTGTAATCCTTGGTCACCTTTTAATCCATTATCACCCTTTACCCCTTGTAATCCTTGTAATCCTTGTAATCCTTGGTCGCCCTTTACCCCTTGTAATCCTTGGTCACCCTTTACCCCTTGTGGGCCTTGTATCCCTTGGTCACCCTTTACCCCTTGGGGGCCTTGTAGTCCTTGTATACCACGGTCACCTTTTAACCCCTGCAGGCCTTGTGAACCTTGTGGACCTTGTGGACCTTGTGGACCTTGTGGACCTTGTGGACCTTGTGGACCTGTAGTCCCATTTCCGCTTAATTTTCCTCCAGAGTGAGCGGAATTCTGTATAGTTCCATCCATAAAGTAAATAGACCCAACATTCAAGAGAGAATTGCTAGATAAATCAATATGTCCAGCAGCAATCGTTTTAGAATTGGCTTCTCCTATCATATTTGTTACTGACTTATTATCTACATTGGAGTAATGATTGCGCACAATATTATTAGATGCTGCGAAATTCAACCCACCATATTTTTTGAAAGATGACATTGCTATACATTGTAATTAGAATATTAATACTATAATTTACTGTATTTTAAGCAATACGCACCAGGGTAATTTGGCCTGAAAGAAGAAGTAAAGAAGAGGTTTGAGGTATTGTATTTGTATTTAAAGCAGCATTAATATTATCATATACACATCCAATAATAGATGGTGAACATGCAACCAAATTTACTACATTATTATTATTACCAATATCTACATTACTTATAGTAATTAATTCTGTTAAATTTAATCTATTACTTGTTCCATTTCGACTAAATGCATTGTTAGGTGATATTGAAAGAAAATTATTCCCTGTTATTCCTACTTTAGATGAATAGAAATAGTTAGGTACTGTACAGTTTGAAGAAGTGCCAATGAAATTACTTAGGTATAAATTACCATTATAAGTAGAAGCTAATACATTTGTTGTATTCGCATCATCTACATTAGAGAGTGTAATGCCCAACGCTAATGAATCAGGATAATAACTATATTTTTGATAGAGTGGTTGAACAATATCACAATATGCTATTGCCATATAAACTCCAGGATTTGTTATAGTAACATTTGATACTATAGTTTGAACATTATTAAAATAATAGTTAATTCCATTTGTTACTATAAGACTTGAATCATATATAACTTCTGTTGTATTTGCTACCCGAGTGCTTGTATTATAAGTGTAATAAGTTGAATTTACCTGATAAGGTATAATTCCTGCAGGATTTGTATTTAATAAACTTGAGTTAAAACTAGTTAAATTTCCAAACCAAGTAGTATTTATAGAATTATATGGATAACTGCAAGGTAAATTATTGCAACATAAATATGCTGAATTATTAATCCACGTGCTTTGTATAGACCCACCTATATAATCCGGTGATGGAGTTATACTTAGGTTATTACTGTAACTACTTGTATAGTTATAAGTTACAGGAGCGATAATAGGATTATTTGTTGATAAAGTATCTATTACGGTAGGTATAACTGAATAAAAAAGAGGTTGAATAACTGTACTAGTTGGGTCACATTCACCTATTATAGTCTGTTTAGAACCATCGCCATTGATTGTTATTTGTGATGTTATTAAAGATAAATTGTTTGTTGGTTTTAAAAACCAAGTTAATCCATAATCTACTGAATAAAATATGTTTGTAGTTGAATTATTTTGGTTTCCAGATGTCATTATATAATTTCCTGTAGAATTAGATGAAATAGAGCTAAAATTAATAGATGATAAATTTATTATAGTAGATTTATTATTCGTATTTCCTGTAGCTAATGAAAATAAATTTGTATCTATTGTATTGACTGGTGCTTGTGACCAACTACCAATACTACCAAAATAATTAGAACTAAATATAATTCCGTTATAATTAGAATTATTAATGGTAAATCCACCTAAGCTATTACTTTTCCAATATCCAACTATATATTGATATTTTCCAGTTGAATTCATAGTAACATCTACAAAATTAGTATTTGTAAATGAAGTAGCATTTATAAATCGTTTATTTACATAAGCCAATGTATTAGATGTTATTAATTGTATAGGGGTCCACGTTGAACCATAATTAGAAGAAACAAAGATAGTACCATTATTATTATAACCTACTGCTGTTTGATATTGACCATTGGAACTCATTGCTACTTTATTAAATGCGGTTGCAGGAGAAATAGAAATATTATTCCATAATGGATATGGTGATTGTGTATTGCCGCTACTACAATAATATAAAACGCCTGGATATACTGTTGATATGCTTGCATCTATATATCCACTTACAAATGTTTGAAATATGCCATCTGAACTCATCGCTATAGAATATACGTTGTTAGATATATCGCCTAATGTTTGATTTCCATCATCATATATAACAGGATTTGTTGTTGTAGTATTAAGAAACTGCAAGCTTGTTCCTGCTGAAATTATACTCGTTATATTTTGTGAAATAGTAATTGTATTCAACGTAAAACTTAAATATGTACTAGGTGGAAGAGTATGTATAAGGTTTGTTATTTGAATACTTGAAGAGGTACTACTATAGTTAATAGAAGTAACAACAGAACCTTGCGGAATATTAGAACCAGATACTATCATACCAGTACGTAAATTTATAATTGAATTTATTGGAATTACACTAATATCTGTAATTATACTTGTATTTGTTGTATAGTAGGTATTTGACGAATATAATTTATTATCACTTATGGATACTTTATTAGTTGATGAATAAAGGATTGTTCCAACATCTATTTTACCTGGTAATGCTGTTTGTAATGTGATAATATTGGTAGTAAAATTAATATTAGATATAATTCCAGAAAATGTAGTGTTACTTGAACTTGTAATTTGCATTCCTATCATTAAATTAGATGTGGTGTTTAAACAAAATGTTTTTAAATTATCGGCACTGATTGAAGCTATCGTCTTTATTTGTGGTGTATAAAAAACCAAAAACCCATTTATACTTGAGTTAGTATAATTACTTGGAAATGTTATTGGTGATGATAAATATATTTTATTATTAGTATAACTAATATTTGTTACTGTAATGTTTGATGGAAAATAATTGGTAAAACTTCCAAAATTGCTAGGTCCCCCAGATTTATCATTAATCTTTCCAGTATTAATACCGGTATCATATAATAAAACAACAGTCATGCCTTCTTTAATACCATTTAAATTATTAACAATTACATATGATGTATTAGCTAATATTGGAACAGTGTTATAAATTAAATAAGAATATATATGTACTATATTCCATGGACCACTATGATATCCACCGGGATTAAGTAAATTACCAGTAGGATTTCCACCAGCGCGGTCCATATCAGGACCTTCTATAACTGGAAATACTTGACCAAATGGCCACAAATCAGGAACATATGAGTCATAATTTATTATATCAGATAAAGTTATCCAGTTATTAGAGGTGTCAATATTTACAATATTAATATTAGGTACCATACCAGAACCGGCTAATGTCATTCCTGTGGATAATCCAAATACAGATTGTCCTTGTGGCATTGGCATAGTAGTTCCAGAAAAAACATTACTTGTTGTAGTATATTCAAAATAAATATCAAGTGCTGTATTTAGTGGCACAGGTTGATTAATATTATTTGATATAACAATAGTATTATTTATTGTATTAACACTTAGAATTTTTGTATTATATGGAATATTTGTCCCATTTACAGTCATTCCTGGAAATACTACAGTAATCTTATTTCCATCTTTATCTATACTAGTAGTAATATTTAGGTATAAAGTATTACCAAAGTCTGTTTGCATTAGTGTAGTTATTTTAAGTAGTTTATAAAATAGAGTTTTGTTAGCATAACCCGAAAACCCATTTACAACTGATATATTTATTGGATATTCAGTGGCATTCTGAATAGTTTCTATTCCATTTGGCATAACAAAAGTATTGGGTCTTATTCCAGAACCTGTACCGAATATAATATCACCAGTTGACCATTCACCATTTGGGGAACTTGTTAACATAATTGCCTGAGTGAATCTGGATTGCGTATATGTATGTTTACTTACTGGATAAAATTTAATAACACTTCCAATAGGAAGATAATTCATTACTGGTTTTGATAATGAAACTGTATTATTTAATATATTTAAAATGCATGTATTATCGGCTATATTTTCATTCACAGCCAACATATTTGTATATAAATTTTGTGTACTGGAAAGAGTTAACATACTTCCATACCAAACATTTGTATTAGTATAATCAAGCCGAGTAAAAGGAGGTAAATAACTAGGAATAGAAGAATTTTGAGAAATAGTACTTGTATTTAAAGAATTAGAAAATATAAATGTTAATATATTACCACTATTTCCCCACTTACTATCTGATACAGTATTAGTTGGACAACCATTAGTATCGTAAGTATAAGTTTTATTTTTATCCACCACAGTCAATAAATTTACTTGAAAACTAATATATGTTAAATTTGAAATTGATGAAATAATACTACTATTTATTGTAATACAATATAAACCATTTATATAACTTATTTGTTTAACAACTGTTCCAGATGATATATTTTCATGTATTATTTTTGTTACATTTGGTATTATAAAAGAAGCATCAACATATGAAAAGTATAATTTATTCGTATTAATCAAAGAGTCTTTTACTAGAGGATATGAAACTATAGGATTTATTGCTACAACAAAATAATTACTAGTAGTTAGACTATTTGCATAATCACTGGTGGAAGAATATACACACGTTCCTAATGTTATACCATTTAAAGTATTTATTGAAAAAACACTATTATGTATAGGTGATAATGCAGTATAATTAATTATGTCAGATGAAATATTGTTAGAAACATCATAATATGAAACACCAGAAAATGAACTAGAACTAATATTTGTAATATAAGAATTTTGAGGAATATTTGTTCCTTCAACATTCATACCAATATAAATATTATCTAGATCAGTAATAGTGATATTATTTGAAATCAAACTATTATTACTAGATGTAAATGTTTTATTATATGAAAGTGAAAAAAGTATATCGGGTGGAATTGGATTTGTTATTGGTGTTAGATTAGTTCCATTATTTGGACAAGTTATAAAATTATACATAAATGAAATAGTTGAGTTACTTGGTAAATCATTTTGAATTGGTTGTGATATTGTTATTGTTACATTAGTAAAATTAGATAGTGAGTTATTATATGTGATACTTGTAATATATGTATTATCTAAAAAATTTATAGTTGAATTATCGGAAACAATCATTCCATTTAAATAAGGAATAAAGCTATTTGTAGTATAAAAATAATTTAAAAATGAATTAATACCAGTTGTAGTGTCATTTGAATTAAATATAGTAATTTTATTCATAACCAATTGATTAGAGCCACTTAATGCACCACTTACCAAAGTTGCAGTTCCACTAAAATAACCTATCCCAGTAATTATTAAAGGGTATGTAGTACCATTATTATCAGGTTGAATCGTAATATTATTTCGTGAAGTTACATACATTCCAATACTAATTGAGCCTATGTCTGTTAATGGAATAATTAAATTACTGTATTGTTGCAATGGCTGTGTTGTAAGAAGATTAGTAGAATTTAATATTTTTAAAGTATTGAAACTTCCATCATTTATATCATATGCAACTAAAGTTTGCGGTGAACCAGTATAAACTTTTGGATGAATAGTATTTTTATCAATATATGCATAAGGTAACAAATTACCACCATTATCAGTATTATTAGTTAAAATAGTTTTTCCACTACTAGTAGCTATACTATAATTAGTTGTAAAAACATTTAACACATTTATATTGCCAAGAGAAGTAGTTATTGGTACATTTGTAGAATCAAAATGCGAATATAATGGTAGAACCGCAATAGTATTAGCTACGTAATCAACCATGCAAATTGTAAATGTATAACCAGCTATATAGATAATTGTTCCAGGATTTACTCCATAAATATTTTTTTCATAATTTGTAAGCGTGTATATATTTAAAGGTGGCGTAATTGTAGTTGTAGTTCCATTATAATTTGATATATAAGTTGTAGTTGGTGGAGATACAAAAGACGTACATTTATAGTTAACACTAGATGATGGCGGTACTACATTTTTAGTTACACCCTTTGAAAAAGTTAACATTGGCAAATTTACATCAATAGGAATAACACTAGAAAATGATATATTTCCCAATAACTTGTTGTTAATTGTTATATAATTATTTAAATCATCAATTGAAGTGATATATGAATTGCTTGGAATGTTTGAACCAGTTATTCCCATATAACAACATAATTTATTTACACTATTTACAAAAATAGTCTTAGGATTATTAGTTATATTAGAATTTGTTTGTATTGGATTAAAAAGTAAAATAGTGCCACTAGGTATCACCTGCGTAATATTATTATATACTGTTATATAATTCAAGGTTGAGTTTACAGAATTAACAATATTTGAAATTCCATTACCAAAAATACTCATTTTGGGAACAATATTATAAGTGTTATTCAAGTAAATAATTTGTTGATTTATACTCGCATCAACTGTTGTTACATAAGATAATCCAATACCAACATATTCTGAAATAGGAGGTAACTTTTGTACATTTTTAATATAATTGTATACTGTTCTATCTTTATATTTAATATTATTATACCATGAAGCACCATAATTATTTGATGTTAGTAATACAATTTTGTTACCAATAGGTGATTGAGTTCCATCCATATTTTCAAAACCTATAACTGTTTGATACTTTTGAGAAGAACTAACACGAATTGATGTTAATATAACTGGATTAAATATTGCAAATATATTCCAGTTAACACCGTAATCAATAGAATATAAAATACTAGATGAGTTAAGCAATTGCCCGTAATTATTATTAGGTGCTATATTATTACCTACTATTAATTGTACTGATCCTGAATCATTAACGATTAAATCACTTAATGTCATATTTGATAAATTTAGTTGATCATTGATATCTATATATGGTTTATAATTAAAATCTTTTGTAAAATCAATAAGAATTAATCCATTTAATCCATTATCACCTTCTGAACCATTTGTACCATTTGTACCATTTGTACCGGTGCCTTTCCAATATACATTATTATTTAATGTAATGGATGAATTTCCATAATTACCCGATATACACAACCAAGAACCTAATGAGTAAGTAGGCAATGTATTTGTAACAATATCATTATAATAATAATTTCCTCCAGCAGTCCAATTGATTCCCGTAGGATATGTGGTGGATGATTGCACTTTCCAATAAGGTGTTTTGTATCCATTTGGTCCAGGAATAGGTTGATTGTTTAATGTATCTAGTTCTGGTGGAATAATAGCACTATAATTAGAATAATTCGCAGATTGACTAATATAAGAAAGACATGTAAATACTGTGTTATGAAATGAAACATAATCATATAATTGGTAGGAAATACCAACAGCCCAAGTTCTCGTAGGACCTTGAATAACAGTTGGACTATTCCAATAGGTGCCGATATTTGTGGGTGGATATTGTGAAGAATTATAACTATTCAATGAAGCACACACATAAGTAGATGGACTGTATGGACCTAATGTTACAAGGTCATTATAATAATAAGTCTGGGTTGGCGAATAATATCCAGACATAATATTTGGGGAACTCGCCTTAATAGCCGGACTTTTGCTATAATTCCAATAAAGTGTATCTACTCCAGGAATAGGTTGAGTATTACGTGAATCAGTAGGACTATATTGTGGATTATACGCAATAGATTGTGATTGTGTAATATTAGAAATGCATTGAAATGTATTTCCATTAAAGGTTGTTAATGACCCAAATTCAAAAGAAAGACCGGCTGACCAAGGTCTGACTGGAATGCTTGGACTATTTATAATCGTCCAGTAACTAGCCGATGCTGTTGGCGGATATAACCCTTTATTAGATGTCTCGCACCTATATTCAGTAGGATTATTTGGCCCTAGAACTACTTTATCGTAATAATAATAAATTACATCTTTATTCCAGATAGAACCAGATGCAGAAAAAATAGGAGTAGATGGTGCGGTTGCTGGTAGTACATTCCAGAATGACGTATTAAAATATTGTGGTCCTGGAATAGGTTGTGTAGTAGTTGATATATTTGTTCCTGTATAAGGAACAATTTGCGTAATATTAGAAATACATTGAAATGTGACTCCTATATTACTATATATTGTACTAGGTAATACAACTACATCTCCATATGTATAATAACGATCACTATATGTATAATTACTTATTGGAGACCACGTACTAGAAGCTTTAGGTAGTGGTGTAGGTTGCCAATAATTAGTTGTAACAGGGTTTAACAAAGGACTTGGCGGATAAATACCAGTATTAAAAGACAAACAAGTGAATGTATATTGACTATTAGGTCCTAAGGAAACAACATCATTTTCATAATATGTTGTATTAGATGACCAAGTTCCAGCAGAATATGAAATAGCTTTAGAAATATTGACCCAATATTTAGTATTGATTCCTGGAATAGGTTGATTATTTAATGTATCAGCATTTGGACTAATACTACCATTTTTAGAATAAGGAATAGATTGCGTAATATTGGAAACACATTGAAATGTGGCATTATGAAATGTTACCTGATGACCAATCTCGTAAGAAATTCCTGTTGTCCATTCGTGTGAAGTAGCACTAGGATTTCCATTTGTCTCATATTTACTCCAGTAAGCACTTGAATTTACTAATGGTGGATAATATCCTGAGTTGAATGAAATACAAGTGAATGTATACGGGTTATACTGGTTTAGAGAAACAACATCATTCTGGTAATAAGTTCCGCTAGCAGTCCAAGTTCCAACAAAATATGAACTGGATAGAATAGTATTCTTCCAGTAAGGTGTATTTAATCCAGGAATAGGTTGGTTATTTGACAAGTCATTTGATGGGTATACTGTCTTATTGTAAGAATAATCTAAGGATTGTGTAATATTAGAGAGACATTCAAAGGTTGAACCATGAAACTGAACTATATCTTTCTCATTATATTTAACACCTTTTAAAAAGGTTCCTTTACTATTTATTCCATCTTGGCCGTCTACGCCTTGTGTTCCAGTAGCCGTCCAATAAGTATTATTACTAAGTGTAATTTGAGCACTATAATTTCCTGATATACACTGCCATTTTCCTAATGGAAATCGTGAATCGGCGTTGGTAACTATATCATTGTAGTAATATCTACTACCTTGAGTCCAATTTCCAGGAACATTATATGTTTTTTGACCATTCACGACATCCCAATAAAGTGTATTAAATCCTGGATTAGGAACTGTAGCCGTATTGAACGAATTATTATAAGAAATACATGTAAATTGAGAACCCCGAAAAGTTACCAGGTCGAATAATTCATAACTAACACCAGGTCTAGAAACAGGTAATGACCAACTTCCATCATTCCAAAGTCCTCGATTGTAGTATCCTTCAGAAAATACGGTCCAATAATCAGGAACTGTTAAAGTAGAAGAGGGTGCAGTTGCTTGTCCACTAACATTATTAGATGCACAATTATAAACTGAATTTTTATATGATACCACATCATTAATATGATAAACCTCAGTTGATTTCCACTCTCCTTTATTTTCAAATCCTTGTATATTTGATTCCCAGTAACTAGTTCCTAATGTAGGAGGGTCTTTATGGCTAGTAATACCTGATACACATTGATAAGAAGTCGACCTGAATACTGCGATATCATTATAATAATAGGTTCCTCCGGAAGCCCACTGCCCAGCATAATAGGTTCCCCTATTACCGTATATTCTCCAATAAGGTGTATCATATCCTGGATTCGGTTGAACTTGAGAATAATTATTATTAGTTACAGTATTTGCTGAAATACATAAAAATTGCGTATTACGAAATGTTACTTGGTCGTATGCGCTATAAGAAACATCCACTTTTACATTATTTGCTGACCAATCACCCCTTATATTAGTAGAAATGCTTAATGGGGTCCAATAAGTGGAATTAGGTGGCTTGTTGCTTGTTGTTGCTGTATTTCCAGAAATGCAAGAATAAAAAGAATTATTTACTGTAACCATATCTTGAACCCCGTAATAATTGTTGGAAGCCCATGTGCCTCTAAGTTGTGTGCCTTGTGATGATTTAAACCAATAGTTACTGCTTACATCAGGAGAACCATTTATAATTGCGCCAATAGGCGTTCCTGATATACATGAATATCTACTTCCGTTATAAGTGATTACATCTTTAAAATAATATCTGGTGCTAGCGCTCCAAGGTGCGTTTATGTAATATTCTCCAGCGATATCTAGGTCCCAATAATCTGTATCAAACCCTGGATTTGGAACTGTGATATCTTCACCTGTGGTATGAGGTGTAACACATGTAAACTTTGTATTACGAAATAAGACTTGATCGAACAAATCGTAAGAAATAGTTGTTGCATAATTAATTGGAACGGTCCAGTTTCCATTATTCCAACTTCTTCTATCATTATACCCCTCTGAAAATACTGTCCAATAATCTGGAACTGTTACTGCGGAATTTGGCTCAATATTCAAAATATTACTACTTGCGCAACAATAAATAGAATTTTTATGTGACACAACATCATTTAAGTAATAGGTCACTGTCGCATTCCATTGTCCTCGGTTGTGAAATCCAGCAGTAGTTGATGTCCAGTAAGTAGAACCTGCCTCTAAAGGATTTAGAGAACTGGTATTTCCAGAGACGCATTGATAAGAACTTCCTTTGAAGACAGCAATGTCATTATAATAATATGTTTTTCCAGAAGTCCATTGCCCTGCATAATAGGTTGCATTAATGTATCTTTTCCAATAAGAGGTATCATATCCTGGATTCGGTTGAACTTGCGAATAATTAGTATTATTTACGGTGTTTGCTGACACACATACAAATTGTGTATTGCGAAAAGTTACTTGGTCGTATACGCTATAAGAAAAATCAGTTGTTACGCTGTTTGCCGACCAATCACCCCTTACATTATTGGAAGCAATTAATTGATACCAATAAGTGGTATTGGGTGGCTTGTTGCTTGGTGTTGCAGTATTGCCAGAAATACAAGTATAAAACGAATTATTTACGGTTACCATATCTTGAATCCCATAATAATTGTTGGAAGCCCATGCACCTTTAAACTGAACACCTTGGGTTGTTTTAAACCAATAGTTACTGCTTACATCAGGAGAACCATTATTACTGATTGGTGTTCCAGATATGCACAAATAAGAGGTTCCCTTATAAGTAATAGAATCATTAAAATAGTATCTTGTATTGGGACTCCATTCGGCATTTATATAATACACATTCGGTATATAGACCTCCCAATAATCTGTGTGAAATCCGGGATTTGGGGTTGTTTTAGGGTCGTTTGAATTGTTATAAGAAGCACAAGTAAATTGTGTGTTATGGAATAACACTTGGTCAAATAAATCATAGGAAATGCCAGTTGGTCCAGTAGTAGGCGTTCTCCATGTATTTCCGTTATTCCAAAACCCTCGGTTATTATATCCTTCTGAAAAGACAGTCCAAAATTTAGGAACTGTTAATGTAGAAGAGGGCATAATCGCTATTCCACTAATATTGTTAGATGCACATGTATAAATCGAATTTTTCCATGAAACCACATCATTAATATGATACACTGTGCTAGGGTCCCATGTTCCCTTATTATGAAATCCCTGCGTGGTTGAGTTCCAATAAGTAGAGCCTAATGTGGGTGGGTCTTGAGAGCTGGTAATACCCGACGCACATTGGTAAGAGGTTCCTTTGAAGATCGTGATATCATTGTAATAATAGGTTCCTCCGGAAATCCATTGTCCGGCATAATATGTGCCCTGGATATATCTTTTCCAATAAGTGGTGTCATATCCTGGATTTGGTTGAGAGTTAGGCGTTGTCTTGGATTTATTAAAAGAAGCACAAGTGAATTGTGTATTGCGAAAGGTTACTGTATCGAATGTATTATAACAAATATCGCCAAGCAAGTTATTATTTGACCAATCACCGCGTGAATGAAAGCCATCAAAAAAAGTATACCAATAATAACTATTTTCGGGGGGCACTTTATTAATATTACCTGATGCACATGAGTAAGTGGAATTATTGTAGTAAATGACATCTTGCACACTGTAAGACAGGTCCGGACTCCAGGTTCCTCTATTTTTATATCCCAGACCGTTTGCGCCATTTTGCCCGTCTCTAGAATACTCAGACCAAAAGCTACTTGCGGATGGGTCAGTTACTGGATGGCGATTTAAATTTTTAATACCTGAACCGGGTTTCCAAATAGAATTATACACAATATTTATAGAATTGTCGCCAATAATCTTGGCTAAATTCCCCTCAAAATATTCTCTACTAGGGCTCCAATATCCTGTGCTCGTAATAGAATATCCATTGGCTACTAAGAAATGCCAATATTTTGTATCTGCATAAGTATTTGTGGCATAATTATATGTGGGTAAAGGTTTACCGCGGTTTACATCACCTATAACGTTATCCCATTTAGAAATAAATGTGCTTCCTGAATTATCAGATACAACATCGTATAAGTTGTAGCATACATCGGAATACCATTTTCCTCTTTGGTTAAAGGTGGAACCCGCTTTAGTCAATAGGTCCCAATACTCATTACTAACATCAAATACATAACTGGTTGCATTGAAACTAGGCAACTTATTTCCTTTATTGTTATCTTTATTTGAAATATAACTATTATCTGAAGTGTCTTTTACGACATCGTTTGCGCTGTATACTGTGTTAATGCTCCATATACCTTTGTATTGTATACTTGTTCCATTTTGCCCATCTTGACTGTAAATGGTCCAATAATTTATGCCCATTGTTAAAGGGTCGTTTCCTGTATTAGATTTGCTTCCTTTTACCATAGATAAATATGTAGTCTTACGACCGGACGCATCTGTAGTAGTAGCGAGGTCATAATAACTATAAGGTTTAGTGAGACTATATTCACCAGTAAAATTCGTTGTATATCCATCTCTTGTATAAAATTTCCAGTATAAAGAAGGCTGTAATTTATTAGCAGCATCGAGAATAAAATTCCCGAAGTTATCTACCAATGAATAATTTCCTGATATGTCATATTTTGGCAAGGGTTGTCTAATATTGTAACCCAGCTTTGCATCATTTTCTTTGTTCCAAATGGATAAAAAATAGTGCCCAGATGTGTCATTCACCGTATCATAATAATTATAAGATACATCTGGACTGTAAAGTCCTACAAAGTTTACACTAGCGCCATTTACACCACCTCTACTGTATAATTGCCAATACGGTTTTGCTGCCTCACTGTCTAACTTGCCAAATGGTCCATTTGTATTTTGTTGAATACAAATATAGACAATTCCAGTTTCCGGAACTGATATTAAATCTCCTGGATTATATGTTTTACCTGAGACTAATGGGAAGGTGCCTAAAAACTGAACTCCTGTGCCAGGAGAACCAGCATCACCTGGCAAACCTGGGGGACCGCGTTGCCCAGGTAACCCACGGGGTCCAGGTGGTCCTTGTTCGCCCTGAGGTCCTCGCATAATATTATTTTTTGCGTTACCATTTTTCGCGGGGTTCATTATACTGTATTATATTATTAAAATACAAAATAATAGTATTAAATTTTCTTATAATAACATTCTTTGTGATGTTCTAAATTAAAAATAGTATTCTTCTTTCTTAGCACTCACTTTTCTTTAATATTATTTTTTGAATAAGAATAATCTTTAGTGATACTAATGGGCTACAATATTGAGGTGTCCATTGATATTCGTAAGAACACAAACCTCACTGAAATCAAGGGGGATATCATTGATTATGCATTTGAATTAAATTGTGATCATTATTATTATTTATACGAAATGGAAGGTAATTGTAAAATACCAAGAAACCACTGCATTATCGTAATTAATTTTAATGATGACAATATTCAGGATTGTTCTAAATTTTTCAAAACTATGAAAAAGATGAATAATATCCATGTAGAATGCATTTACGAGGACAGCATCGTGTGCAAACTTATTTACGCCTCTTCCTATTATTTAACAAAAATAGACAAAGGAAAAGCTAAGATATATACAAAGTTCAAGAGGGAACGCAGTTACTCGGACAATGAGGTGACTATTTTGCTATGACCCTAATGGAAACCCTAATCCTAGACCTAGTTGCTGGACTTGTTTTCTTCTGTTACTGCGTGTTTTGTTACTACGTGTTCTTCTACCTTTTCTTTTTGTTTTTTTACTTCTACTTCTACTTCTTCTTCTTCCTTTTGCTACAATAGAAGGTGGGTAGAAAGATAGGTGAGAGGGTGTTGTCACCATTTCTTCATGTGTTGGGGTCAATGTAAACACTTCATTTTCAGAAAAAGGTTGTTCTTTAGGAATCATTTTCAACACGGGTTTAATATCATAGTTTGACAAGGTTTCTTTATCTAAATGAATATTTGAAAAAGGGTCTATTGATACTCTTTTTGAAGACAATATGGTGGGAGGTTGTAAGAAATCATTTGTAAGCCTATCTTCTAATGGCATATTCACGGGTGGAATAGACAATAACTTGGCCAATTCTTTATTATTTAGATTGATGCGATAGTTTTTCTTTTTACCTTTATGAATGGTATCTAATTTAACAATTGCTTTTTTTCCATCATAATTTGCATTCCATTTCATCTCATTTACTTGTTCAGGCTCTCCATTATGTTGAAATCGGGTTTGTATAACACCTTTATTATTAATAAATTTTGCAGGCATGAATCTTGCTTATAGTATGACAATATTTTTATTTTTTATAGCGATATTTTTTTGAAAAAAAATATGGTTATAAAAAAGAATCCATGAATTTGAAAGTTGTTGAACTAGATGAGGATATAGAAGATATGGGATATGTAGAAGATAATGTTTTTTATGAAACGGTAAATAAGCCCTCTGTCAAGGTAAATAAGCCCTCCCTTGCGGTAAATAGACAAATTCCTAAACCGGCACCGAATAAGCCTTCAGCTATGCAAATAGAAAAACCTGAGAAAAAGGAAATTAGTTACGATGATATTCTCTCTTCGTTGAATATGACTATCGTCAATGGAAAACTACAAATTAAACGGGCTGATTCTCAGGCGTTGCAGAAACAGAAACAACAACAACAACAAATGAAACCTATGGTCCAAGGACCACCTCCTAAACCATTAACAAGAGAGGAATACAAGCAACAACTTGCTCGTCAATATTTACAAAAACAAAGTGTTCAAGAATCGAAATCCAAGAAACTCATATTTTCTAATGCTGACATTTCAGTTTCACCTCTAACTATGAATCAAAATACAAATCACTTATTCAAATTTATAGGGAAGTAAATAAAGTATGACATCTAGAATAAAAAACTAAAGATAGTATAATGACAAGAAAAAGAGTAATAAAAAAAGTAGTAAAAAAAAGAAGAACCATTAAAAAAAATAGGCGTTGTAGTAAAAAATACACGTTTAGGAAAGTGGGTGGCACTAGCTCATCTGAAAAAAGATTAACTAGGAAATCTGCTTCTCAGGATTCTTTATTTTTGCCTTCTCTCACACCAGAGGAAAAATCAGACTCTTCTGAGTTACCTTCTCTTAGTAAAGAGGAAGAATCTCTTGCAATTGGTTCTCTTAGTAAAGAGGAGGAGGAAGAACAAGAGAGAAAAGAAGATTCCCTTGTGTTGCCTTCTCTTAGTCATCAGGAAGAAGAAAGAAAAGAAACTTTTCTGATTCGACCTAAAACTCTTAAGAAAAAATTGATAACAGATTTAAAGAGTTCAGCATTATTACAACAACAATCCGCTGCTATGCCTCGCCTGAATGAATCGTTTATTGCTATTTTAGATCAGCTTTCTTCTGTTATGTTGAAACAAGGGGAACCATTTCGCGCAAAGGCCTATCAAAAAGCGCAAGAAACCATTACTTCATACCCGACAGATATTACAAATGTGTCGCAGTTAAAAGGTTTGCCTGGCATCGGTCCAACCATTACAGAAAAATTAAATGAATATATTTCCACAGGAACCTTGCAAGTTCTAGAGAGAGAAAAGGCGAATCCGCTCCATTTGTTGAGCGATGTCTATGGCATTGGGCCGAAAAAGGCAAAGGACCTTATTGAAAAAGGTGTTGTAACCATTGACCAATTGAGGCAGAGACAAGATGAATTGCTCAATGATACTCAAAAAGTGGGATTAAAATACTATGAAGATATTTTGGAGCGCATTCCTAGAACAGAAATTGATGAATTCAACGCCTTATTTAAAGAAGTATTTGACAAAGTGGCTGATTCTACCTCATCCTATGAAATCGTGGGTAGTTATCGACGTGGTGCTTTGACATCAGGCGATATCGATGTGATTATTACCTCTGTGAAACCAGATGTATTTGTCAAATTCATGGATTCCCTTCTTGAAAAAGGCATTATTTTGGAGGTTCTTTCCAGAGGTCCCACTAAGAGTCTTGTTATTGCAAAACTAGTGAATGGGTCACATGCCAGACGTGTAGACTTCTTATATACTAAACCGAATGAATATCCTTTCTCTCTTCTATACTTTACCGGAAGTAAATTGTTCAACACGGTTATGCGAGGACACGCCTTGAAACTTGGCTATAGTTTGAACGAACACGGTCTATCTATTATGAATGGAAAAGTCAAAGGGGAACTGATTTCACAGCAGTTTTCTAGTGAAAAAGATATCTTTGATTTCTTAAACATGGAATACAAAACACCTCAAGAGAGAATCGATGGGCGTTCTGTCATTATACAGGCTGAGAAAGAATCCACTTTTATTACTCAAGCTGATGAGACGGCATCAGTTTTAAATTCTGTAGTTGGTTCTATGATAAATGAGCCTGCACCAGCAGCTGCTGCCTCTGCGGTAGCGGAAGAAACAGTGATGATTAAAGTAAAGAAGAATAGCACTCGCAAGAAGAAGACGAAGGCAAAAGCTGTATTGACAGAGGAGGAACCAGTGGCTATGGAAAAAGCCGATATTCCTTCTTACATAGAACAGTTTAAAAAGGACGGCATCTCTGTAGTAGAACAATTAACAGAAGAAGAACTGACTGACATGATTGCACAGGCAAACACAGCCTATTATAATTTTGTTCCATTGATGAGTGATAATGAGTATGATATTTTGAAAGAGCTCATGGAGAAGAAGTATCCCAGTAATCCTATTTTGAAAGAAGTCGGTGCTCCTGTGGAAATCATAAAGAATAAAGCCACTTTGCCTTATGAAATGGCCTCAATGGATAAGATTAAGCCTGACTCGGGTGCACTAAGTGCTTGGAAAAAGAAATATACGGGTCCATATGTTCTATCAGGAAAGGCTGATGGTGTAAGTGGTCTATATACAACGGAAGGTGCTGTAGCTAAATTATATACACGAGGCAATGGGATTGTCGGCCAAGATGTTAGTCATCTTATTCCTTATTTGAATCTACCTGTTAAAAAAGGCGTTGTGGTTCGTGGTGAATTCATTCTCCCAAAAAAAGTGTTTCAAGAAAAGTATGCGGGGGAGTTTGCCAATGCGCGCAATTTAGTGGCTGGTATTGTCAACAGAATTCATGTGGATGAAAAGGCGAAAGAATTACATTTTGTAACATATGAAACGATACAACCAGAGTTGAAGCCGTCTGAACAAATGACTTTTCTTAAGAAAGAGGGATTCGAGACCATTGTGAATAAGGTAGAATCCAATATCACCAATGAGTCTTTATCAGAAATGCTTGTCACCTTGAGAGAAGGCTATGAGTATGAAATCGATGGGGTCATCGTGACAAATGATGCCAAATATGCGAGACAGCACGGAAATCCTGAACACGCTTTTGCGTTTAAAATGGTTTTGTCAGACCAAATTGCTGAGGCAAAAGTGGTCGATGTTATTTGGACACCTAGTAAAGACGGTTATTTGAAACCGAGAGTTCGCATTGAGCCTATACAGTTAGGTGGTGTCACTATTGAATATGCCACTGGATTTAATGGTGCCTTTATTCATCAACATAAGATTGGAATTGGTTCCTTAATTGAAATTATACGCAGTGGAGATGTTATACCTCATATTAGGTCAGTGACAGTTCCAGCGGAAGAACCAAAGATGCCTCATGTTCCTTATAAATGGACGGACTCTCATGTAGATGTTATTTTGGAAGACGCTGGTTCAGATGAAACAGTAAGAGAGAAAAATATATTAGGGTTTTTCCGGGGAATCGAAGTGGTTGGACTAAGTAATGCTACGATTTCCAAATTGGTCTCAGCTGGGTTCGATTCAGTATCCGCTATTTTGAAAATGGAGAAGGCTGACTTTTTGAAAGTCGATGGAATTCAAGAGAAAACGGCCAGCAAGTTATATGAGGGTATTAAGGAACAAATTGCGAAGGCTTCATTAGTCTCAATCATGTCAGCCTCGAATTTATTTGGACGAGGATTCAGTGACAAGAAAATAGAGATTATTATGGAGACCTATCCAACGATTCTTGTGGAAACATCAACGGATAAAGAAAAAGTGGACAAGATAGCGCAAATTAAGGGAATGTCGACGAAAACAGCAACAGAATTTGTGTCTAAGATTTTGGGGTTCACCTCGTTTTTAGAGGAATGTGGACTCAGTGAGAAACTAGCTACGGGTTTAGAATCCAGTGCCCCGATTGATGCTACGCATCCTCTTTATAAGAAATCGATTGTTATGACGGGGTTTCGTGACAAAGCGATTTTAGATTTGATGAAAACGGTGGGAGCATCATTAGGTTCTAGCGTATCCAAGAATACTACCGTAGTTTTAGTGAAAAATAAAGATGCCTTGGATACTGGAAAAGCATTGGAAGCTGTTAAATTGGGTGTTCCTATTATGACACCCGAAGAATTTATGGGGACATATTTCCCGAAGTAAAAAAGGCAAAAAATAATGTGTATTTATATTTATAATCATTATACATTATTTAGATGAGACTTGGCTTGATTACGAGATGTAAAGAAGAACCTTATATTGATGAATTTGTAAAATATTATTTTTTTCAAGGAGTCAATGTTATTACTATTATTGATGATGATTCCCATAAGAAACGACAATTATATCATTCTATTATTCAATCTACAGAATATAAGGTGAATATATTCAAAGGTGAATTAGCTGGGGATCTTAAAAATATGTGCACTGGTTCAAAAGTGGTGAATCTAGTATTTGATAAAGATATTATTAAGAAAAACTCGGCCAATGCTGTGTATAAGAAGATAAAACAGTTTTTCAATTGGATGATGTATATAGATGTAGATGAATTTATTGCTACGAGAAGAAATGAAAGGAACACGATTCGAGATGAACTATTGACGACCTTTAAGGATGTTACATGTGTCAAGGTTCCGTGGGCTCTCATGTCATCTAACTCTATTGAAAACAATCCACTTTCTCTCTTGGATACCAATGTATATCGTTGGGATTTTGATAAAAAACACGAAAACCCTGTGACAGATAAGCGTAAGTTTAGATGTCGATATGATGCGATTGAATGTAAATGTATTTTTAAACCGGCTTTTTTTCATAGTCTACTAAAATCTGATCATTATCCGGGTGAACCTAGAAAAGGTGCTATTGTTGTAGAATCGGTAGCAAATACTACTAGTGTCTTGGACCCTTTTTACCAGAATCTAAGAGAGAAAGATATTTCTGTGGCGTATTTGGTATGCTATCATTATCGCATTATTTCTGTTCAACAATGTCGGCATAAAATAAAGACAAATGTCTGGTATATGAAATATACTCTAAACGATTTGTTATCGACCGATTATCCTGAGATAGTAGATGAAACCATGAGAAATAAAAATAAAAAACATATTATTTTGGACCTAGTGACAAGTATGATATCATCTATTGAACTCGGGTTGTCTTAGAATATATATTCGATTTGTGTCTTCAAATCGGTTTTCAAGAGTGTATAAACACCAGCTCGTATTTTGGCAGATGCTTGTAAGAATTGGATACCAGTTAGTTTCGACAAAGCTTTGTCATATTTTTCTCTCAAGGCTTCATCGGTTTGTAACTCTATTTCGTTCTTCTTTTTCCATTGCATGAGTTCTACTAGGAACTTCTTATGAATTTGTTTTACAAGACCAATAAACTCTTCGGACTCATATTTCTCCCATCCTGTGACGGATTCTTTATAAATGTAAAAGTGGTTGATTTTTTGCTCGAAACAGAGTAAGGGATAGGTCATCTTCAATTCCGGGGTTAGGTTATGTTTAAAGACTTCAATGAGTGTATTGGTAATAGAAAGGCTAGATAAAATACGGGTTATATCAGTCTCATCTATTTGTATTTCTTGCGTCCATGTTGTAAACGGTTTCAAGGGTGTGATATTATTGTTTAACCACTGTGCTACATCCATCTTTTTCTTTTGTTGTTGATTTGACCGTTGGACGCTTTCTAACTTGGATTCTACTAAGGTATATTTGACTCCTAGTTCTCGAACGATTTGCCATAATTCTTTATAAGTGGGGAGTTCTTCTTGCGATTCATCAGGGTCTTGTTTTGAATGAAGGAATCCGCAAAGGATACCGTGTCTTACCAAGGTGGATTTTTTCTTGTATAGTCTAGAACATAACGTGCACTTATTTTGCATAAGAATGAAGGTTTTTACTAAGCTTATTTATTCGGGGTTTTACATTATCAATTTTTATTTTATTTCGCTGAATAATATAAGGCACTGATGAATAAAAACACTGGTTCTTATATCTATGATGGCGATTATCATGAATCTTTAGGGTGTTCTGTAAATAAGAAACTCGCAATGACGACTCCACAAGCATTGCTACATACGCAAAAGATTATTCAAAAAACAGTGAGAGTCCCGTGTTCTCTCTATATGAATAATTTGGCAGCACTCAATGTATACCAGTCTCCTGTAGAGAAAGATGGTGTCAACTGGAATCAAATGAGTGACCGTGCAGTGGCATCAGTATCTAAGGCTACTGTATCTTCGCATGGTTCTAGCACGAAGGGGACTATCACAAGACACCGTCCTGGTGCAGGAACACCTGGTGGTGTTGGTGTAGATATTAAACACAATTCTTATGAGAGAAGACTCTTGCGCTTAAAGGGAAAGGGACCTTTTCTTAGTGAGCCTATTCCGGCTAATTTTGGCAAGCCTATTTTGTTTTCAAGAGCTAATCCAGTATATGGTGGGAAAGTAATGAAGATGAATATTGTTAATGGATGTGTATGTTAACAGTTGCCTTTTTCACTAATAAAAGCCGACGAAGTCGGCGATTTAATTGTGCAAAGGCGTAAAAAAATATATACTTATGATAGTATATGTTTACCGACTTGTATTTGAAAACAACGGACCCAAAATTAACCTGGACGGAGTTCTTTAGTAGAGAGATAATGACCGGGATTATTTTGTCCACTATATTTCACACAGTTTTATACGCAAGTGCATTTAATCTAGCCAGTTATATTTTCTATGGGAAGATTTTGACAAATGCTGTGAATATGAGATTACTTATTTCTCTCTTGCTTATCATGTTCTTTGGCTTTTTTGGAAGGTTTATTCATGTGAAGGAAGTGTATAAGGCGTATGGTGGCAATATGAGATTGACCAGAGAGCACTTGGATAAGTTGTATATTGGTTGGATATTTATATCATAATAGAAAGGGCTTAAAGAAAAGGGCATATCATAGTATGTAGATGTCGGAAGACGCTACTTATCATCAAACAGCGAAAAAAAACTCTAATAACGTCATTGGTCATTTATGACCTTTGACACCCCCTTTTAATGATGATAGCAAGAAAAAGGATGCTTCTCCTAGTGGCTATGGAGATGGATTACTAACCCATTGTGATATTCACGCGCAGGTTCGAGTCCTGCAGCATCCGGAATTTAAAAGGATTTTTGCCGGAGTGGTTAACGGGTCAGACTTGAAATCTGATGACTCACAGTCGCACAGGTTCGAATCCTGTAGAATCCGCTTTATTTTATTTTTACTTGGTTAAAAATAAAATACTTATTTCTCTCTTTAGAAAGGGGGTATTAAAAAAAAATAATAACTTATAATATATAATATGAGTATAGCGTTGCCAATATATAGAAATGAGATTCCGAATCAGGTTCCTACAGTTGTAAAGAACCCAACTGCGTTACCTTTGTGGGCAGTTGATAGAGCTCCGCAAACTGTGGAAGAATTGGACCAAATGTGTGCCACACCAGAAGGAAGAAAAATGTTTCTTATGCAGCATAATCAGTTATTTTATGCGTGGGCTATGGGTGGTATTACTGCTGCTCCTGGCTTTGCAAATGATTACAAGGGGAAAAAATATCACTATTTGTTTCAAGCAATGAGTGAAATAGAACCGATAGAATTAGTTAGAAAAGCTACAATTTTTGGACAAAGTTTTAATAATGCAAGCGCTCTTGGAAGTAAAATAATGGGTGCTAGACGATTGATTGGTAGAACAATAGCACCTCCATCTGCAAAAGGTACTGTTATTGGAGTAGATGAACCTACATCTGCAGGTAGTGTTATTGGAGTAGCTGAACCGCTTCCTAAACCGTGGTACAGGAGATTTTTCGGAGGTAGAAAAACGAAAAGACGAATGATGAAAAAAAGGAAAACAAGGAAAATGGGAAAGAAAGGAAAGAAATAATATATTATAATAAACTACTTAAAGCCTTTGCATATTATTAGTATGTGAGTGGCAGAAACATATTATCCAACAGCAACCCACCGACTTTCATTTTAAGAAAACCCAATGGATAATAGCATCTTTAAAGCAAGAATGGCCGAGTGGTCTAAGGCGGCAGACTTAATCAGAAGAAATTCTGAGGTCAAAGACCTGCTACGTAAAGTGCGTGGGTTCGAACCCCACTTCTTGCATAAAATAAAAATTTTAATACCCCCTTTTAGTTTCATACAGCAAGACCATAATAAGACATAAGCTTATAGGCATTATTTAGTGAAATAGATATTGTCATAGTAGGTAATGAAACTAGCAGAAAATATTGACTACAATTGTATTCAATATTTTTATTATTGTAAAGTAAAAAATAGTAACCTATAGTAATAGTAAGAAATGTTTCAATATCTATTTGGACTTACTCTTTTGAAATCTATTAATCCATATTTTAGAAAACATATTTTGAATACTTTAGAATCCCATGATTTCTTATTCATGAATACGATATTTATTTCTTTCTTTGTCCTCCTCTTTTTCTTATATAAGTATTTTTTTCATTCGAAAACATTCACACTGAAAAAAATGATGAAGAATATTAGGAGTCTAAGTTATTCGCAATATGCGTGCCTTGTTATACTAAGTATATTAACAGTAAGCTCATCTATCTTTTTATACGATTTAGATAAGAACTACAATACACCTCTGGTAAATTCCGTCTTTTTAAGAGTAGGTGGAATTGTAGCCCTTTTGCTGGTTGGTATTTTTGTGTTTGAAGAGAAATATACATATAAACAGATTTTTGGTATATTTTTAACACTGTTTGGTGTTTATTTAATAGCAGGTGACAAGAGTGATTAGATAATTATCTATCGTTTCGTTGAAACTTCTTGACACATTCCCATATCTTGGCACTCTCATCCATAGAGAAAACCCCACGCTTTTGGGCCAAGTTCAAAAAAGACACCATCACATTAAGGGCCATTCCTTCATCAACAATCTCCACATCCACCAATCTCACTTTTTGTTGCTCATTTACAGGTGCAGGCACATTAGTGGGTTCATTTACAGGATTCTCCATATAGAATACTTATAGGAGAACAGTTTAAACCCTTTTCAACTATATACATTGTTAATCAAGTTAAAGACATATTGTCCTTATATAGTAACAATAAGCCAAACAATATGCTCTCAACAAATGATATTAACACACTCAATGCTCTTCATTGGACCCAAATTAAGTCTAAGCCAAATCACATTATTTTTCAAAAAAAGGGAAGGCAAACTGATGTCATTGAAATCGAAGTCTTTGATACCTATATTGCTGTGACAGTCCCTATTCAACTAGGAAATGTTCAATATAGAACAAAGTTTTATTCCGGCTCAGATGCTGTCAACTATGTTATTATGCATATGTGTTTTAAAGATGAGTAAGTAAGTAAAAAAATTGAATGATAATATCATCATTATTGGATGATATTATACAAAGAAACAACTATGTCACTTACTCTTACAAAGATTGCTGCTATCCAGTTCCACACTGGAGAATATACTTCAGTCCATCAGTTTGGTACTGTTACATTTGAAATTAATTCTTTACCCATGAATACTGGGCTTCAATGCATTCATTTCAAGAATGATATGTCGGGCTCTATGGGCGACAGGTGTAGCGATGGGCGCAGCAAGATGGCTCATCTCATCCATACCAAGAATAATATGTTGAGTGTTTTGGCAAAGAACGCTGATACTACAAATATCTTAGTGGAATCCTTTGGCTTTGACGATGAAGTCGAAGAAGTGTTCCCAGAGACAAAGATTACTCATGAGATTCTTCCAAGTCTTCAAGCCAAGATTGCGATTATGTTGCAACCACGAAACCAGACGGATATTGGGCTAGCCTTGTCCCACTACGATGATTCTAAGCATCCGGATGCTGTTAAGACGGTCATCTTTATGACAGATGGTGTCATTACTTCAGGTGTAACAGATGCAAATGCATTGGCTGAAAGGATGAAGCCAGGGACGAATTATTACTTTGTCGGTTATGGTAAGGACCACGACTCATCTCTTCTTCAAACCCTTGCTGGAAAGGCAAATTCCAAGTATTATTTCGTCGATGCTGTAGAAAATGCGGGCATTGTCTTTGGTGAGATTCTCCATAGCATTCTATATTCTGTTCTTTCAAATGCTTTTATCACAGTTGAACACGGGGAAATCTTTGATTACAAAAGGAGTTTGTGGACGGATACGCTTGTCATAGGAGGGGTTGTCAGTGAGGAGGCAAAGACCTTTCACATTCGCAGAATTTGCGGTGGCCAAGATGTAATCGTCAAACTTCAATCACCGGATGGAACCTGCATTACATTTACACAGAATACCGATACCGATACCGATACCGATACCGATTTGACCAAGTATATCTTGCGACAGGAAACGCAAGAAATGCTCTATCGCGTGGCGAATACGAGCCATTATGAAAAGGCACAAGTTAATATAGTCAAAGAACAATTGGCAGCACTTATTGCGAAGATTACTCTGTATATCAAGGAAAATAATCTAGATACCGATGAATTTTACCAAATCTTGTTGACCGACTTGGATATTGCTGAGAAGACCTTGGGAACAAGTATGGCTAAGATGTATTGCACATCCAGAAATGATTCTCAAGGACGAAGTGATGCTTATGGGGTTACCTTCTCCCCCGGAGGAGGAGGGGATGGTTACGCAAGCCCTCCCCTTTTGAGGCGCGACGGTTCCACACCTAACAAGGTGAAGATTATTCAGGATGTCGCAGAAGCTGACGCAGTGAAAAGTGTGTTTTCTAGACCCCCTCCCTTGTCGAGGAGCTCTTCTATGTAATATTCCATAATTTGCGCCATTCAGGACTTACAGTATTTCCTTCCCCCGTATTTAATGAAAATGGACAAGAATAATTAGCTGTGTCATGAAGAGGACCGCACGGGTTGCACGGACCATGAATGAATTGGAATCCATTGACTAGAGACGGCAGTTCACTATCTTCCACTTTTGTTACTTTCTTTTGTAGTCCGTCATTCATAGAGTTATATCCAGTATATATTATTTTTTCCATGTGTCCCGATGGACTACAACGAACAACATTGTTTATACTAGTTGGCAAGCCTTTTGTATGACCAATATTTACACCTGTCAGTAAAAAAGAACCTTCTTTGGTATTCATAGAGAGAAGCTCCAGCATAGCCGTTTGGTTATATTTTTTTTGCTGTTCTCTCAACGAAATATCTATGTCAGACCTTACCGAAAAGCTCTGTTCTATCGCATTTTTATACATGGTTTGCACCTCAGTTGTCCAAGGCCAATATCCGTTTTTTAATAGATACTGCACTTCATTCGGGTTAGCCTGTTTTTGAACGATACTAAGGTCATATACATAATGCGGGTTTACTGTTCTCTCAAATTCTGTGAAAGATTTTATGAGTTCTGTTGGCCAAAGACCATTTCCTGAATAAGAACCGTAATAGGGAGCATAGGAACTTGGACCACCGCCGATTAGTAAAAAGCCTTCCTCTACCTTTTTTTCTTCTAAGCGAAAGGATTGATTCAAAATAATAATGAGAGAAGCCAGACCGATTCCCCATTTTATATTGAGATATCCTATGTAAATACAACTTGCTAATAAAAACAGATTCCCTAAAGGAGTATTATACAGCTTTACAATAATCTGTGAATCAATAATACATATGATAAAAAGAAGAAGGACGATTCCACAAATAAATATACTATCCGTTTTCATGAGTGACCTATACTATGTAAATATTTTATTAGCTGTAAAATATTTATTTACCAGTGGACCCAAATCCACCCTCACCTCTTTCTGTATTTAGACCTAACTCGTCTACTGTATCTACTATGCTTACATAAATCGGTTCCAATGTAGGAGAACAGATTTGAACCAGCTTAGTATATTGCGGAACTAAGTAAGGGTCACTACAATCAAATGCACCAATTAGATTGCCACGATACCCACTATCAATAATACCCACACTATTTGCCAGTCTTAAAGGCGTCTTAGAAATGCTAGAACGAGGATACATATAATATCCTGTAGTAACTGTATTTCTAGTAGCGCTACACTTCACCAAAAAATTAATCTTGTTTACACCATCAGCATCACATAATGTGGCTTCGGGAGTAAATAAGTCAAATCCGGCATCAGGAAATGGAGAGAGCATTTTCTCATTATGCTGAGCGACAGCATCTTTATACAAGTTTTTGAGCTCTTGATTATCACAATCAATAAATATCTTCAAATTCATTATATTACTCTATAAGTAAGTGTATTTAAATATATACTGTATTATAATAATATTTTACAAATATATATGTCAAGACAACAAATACAACAATTTACTGTGCAACAGATAAATCAAACAAATTTTACAACAATAACCCCATTACAAATTACCTATTTTAGTGGTAGCCAAATGGCTTTTCTCTCTTCTAATCAAGTGCAAAGCTTATCTGTAGCACAGATACAGGCTCTTAACACTGGTGTAACTTATCCATTGTTACCTTTAACAAATATGACAACTTTGCAACTCTTTGATGTAGCCACGACTCCAAATGCGTATGACCACATATGGTTCATGTCAAAAGCCGGGTTACTAACTTATTTTTCCGTTGAACAATTGCGTGCGATTACCAGTATACAATTTCAATCCATTTATCCTAGTCAATTTGCGTCTTTTACTGCATTACAAATGAATGCATTTCAACCTCTTTGTTATGTAAATATGTCGCAAAATCAATTGTCTAATTGTGGTGCTAATTTGGGAGGGCTGTTAGCTACTTCCACGATTGGCAATGGAATTCCTAATTTAATGAGCGGGCAAACTACTGCTGGTTCGCTCTTGTGTTATATAAATCCGGATTGTTTTAGAACTATGACGGGAACCCATATATCACAATATTTGAAACGAACTAATTCTATTAATTATATCAATACGGGTATAGAAGAGAATTTAACACCCTCAGCCGTGCAGCAGCTAACTGGTCCACAATTGTCAGCATTTGGGTGTGATGTCTGTGGAAATATTTTTAATGGCGGACCAGACCAGGGAATGTATGCTATTCAAGCATTGCCATGTTATAATCTTGGATATATAACTTCGTTTTCAACGCAACGAACTATTTCCATTTATGATACCAATAAAAATATTATTACGAATCCAATTAAAACCGTATTTCAAGACCTTGTTGCTAGATATTTGCTATGTCCTAACTTCGTCTCTATTCCTCAAATTTCATTTTTAACTGGTAATCAACTGCGAGTATTTACCATGTATCAATTACAAATTATTACTACGAGTCCAAGTATCTATAATAATATTCAATACAATGATTCTCAAATCCCCTATCTCTCTGTGGATTTTATAAAATATATGCCAGCTACTCCAAATTTGGCTATATCCTTGACAAATTATTATCAACCAAGCTCCGTCGGTCAAACCTATGTAACCAATGGCTCGGTTATTTATACGGCAAATATTACTGCGTTATTACCTGCTCAAATTGCCTTATTAAATATGCAACAAGTGCAGATATTCAATCAATCTCAAATACAGGCGTTGAGTCAAAATCAGTTACAGTCTCTCAATGTTGCATATCTTACAGCTATACAGTTGACATATTTTACTAATTTACAATTTTCGTATTTTACAGCTAAACAGATAGGCAGTCTTACTGCCTTACAACTATCTTTGATAACAAATCAACTGGTTATTCAACAAATACTTCCCTATATTGTAATAGATTCTGGTAATTCTCTTTATCCATTAACACCTGCACAAATCGGGTATCTAGGTCAAAATACCAGTCAGATTTTGTTAGCACATTTTCCCTTTTTTTCACAAGCCCAAATACAAGGACTGCAAGTTCAATATTTGACAAACGCCCAATTTTCTGTTATCAATATAAGTCAACTATCACCAGCACAAATATCGCAATTGTCCATTCAACAATTACAATTACTTAGTTTACAATCTTTATTACCAGCGCAAATTTCCGCATTAACAGTGACGCAATTACAGTCATTAACAGTGATGCAACTACAATCATTAATGACGAGTCAAATACAAACATTAAATATTCAGTTATTAACAACGACGCAATTACAGTCATTGAATATTCAGTTATTAACAACGACGCAATTACAATCATTGACGTTACAATTGTTAACGACAACACAATTACAATCATTATTACCAATGCAAATTTCTGCTTTAACCACAAGTCAAATACAATCATTAACGACAAGTCAATTACAATTATTAAAGACAAGTCAAATACAATCGTTAAATATTCAGTTATTAACGACAAGTCAAATACAGACATTAAATATTGAGACATTAACAAAGAGTCAAATACAATCGTTAAATATTGAGACATTAACGACGAATCAAATACAGACATTGAATATTCAGTTATTAACAACGAGTCAAATACAATCGTTAAATATTCAGTTATTAACAACGAGTCAAATACAATCGTTAAATATTGAGACATTAACAAAGAGTCAAATACAATCGTTAAATATTCAGTTATTAACGACGAATCAAATACAGACATTGAATATACAATCGTTGACAACAAGTCAAATACAATCGTTGACAACAAGTCAAATACAATCGTTGACAACAAGTCAAATACAATCGTTAAATATTCAATTATTAACGACGAGTCAAATACAATCGTTAAATATTGAGACATTAACGACGAATCAAATACAGACATTGAATATTCAATCGTTGTTAACGAGTCAAATACAGATGTTGACAACGAGTCAAATACAATCGTTAACTCCGGCTCAGTTATTAGCCACACAAATCAACCAGATGACCCAAGCCCAATTAGCTTTCCTGATAATATCAAATATTCCTTCCAGCATAATTAGTGGAATTACTCCATCCCAACTTCCTTTTTTATCATTATCACAGTTGTCGGCATCGCAACTGAATCAACTGACACCGGCACAATGGCTCACCATCAATCTTCAACAATTGTCCGTTTTATCTATTCAGGGCATGTCACCTCAAGCATTTTCTGCTATACCAACCAGTATCTTTGCTTCTTTGCCTGTTGCTGTATTTGGCGCTAATTTCCCCGCTTCACTGGTTCAAGCCATTACATCTAATAATGGCACTGTTTATGGACAGGCATATTTTATGACATCTCAACAAGTGTCAGCAATATCTGTTACTAATTTAGGGCTGTTATCTGTAGTACAAATTAGCTCTTTTACACCAAGTGTGCAAGCATTTATTCAATCTATATTGAATAATAAAACACCATCCTGTTTATCGATTAATATAGCTTCATTCAATTCATCTGTGAATTCTCCTTGTATGAATTTAGCAAATCCACATGAAATGAACCAAATGAATTATAATGCAATCGTATCAGTAACTTTTCCAATAAAACAAGCTATGGCAATGTTTCAATACCAGAATGAAAATAACGGCGCCGTTAGAATTTATATTGATTCATCCAAACTTTCAACCTTGTATTCTTATGGCTCATGTAATTCAGTTTATTTAAATTCAGCACTTCCTGATTTTACAAATACTTTTTCTCTCCAAGAGAGACCTTATATAGCTGATAATAATAAAACAATTCCAGTTTCTTATTCAGGATTAAATGCCACACCAACACAGTTGAGTATGATAGGTCCAAATAATGGATTACAGTGGATAGGTCCAGTTACAAGTTCGTCTATTCCAAGTGAAACTACTATTCCTATTTCGTGGGACTATATTTTGAATATATCAAGAAATATCTTTAACACATGGACATCATATACATTTTTTACTAATTTATACTCTGGTGAAAAACTATTAAGACAAACTATTAATGCTCAAATTAATGCGCAAATTAATAGCACACTTTTGCCCTTTGATATGAATACAAGTCCAACTAAGTTATCAAACACAATGCTAATAGATAATATGAATAAAGCTTACTCATTTGTGTCTAATAATTCTTTAAACAACTCAAATGTAGGAATACTTATTTATAATCATATATTTTCACAACAACCTGTGAGATTTTCCAATATTGTAGGTTCACTTCTTTCATTTCCATTTTTTTCTGGTGATAGTCTAAATTTTACACTCACTATTTTGCCTCATGCAAGTCAGTATAATATAGTAAATTGGGGGGTGACTATTCCTCCAAGGGTTTATCTGATAAAAATGATAATTCAATAAAATTATTAGACTTGTTAGGTTTGCTTAGCAATAATACTAGCTAACTTAGAAACATCAAATAAACCGTCTTGTGGAATTCCATATAAGGCAATATATGTTTTATATTCGGGTTTCAAATCAAATAATGGTGAGATTATAGTAACCGATGGAAAAATACCTACTATAGACAACTTCGGTAAGTTATTAGCGTGAATATAATTCACTGCATTTGCTGGTATTTTGAAATTAGTGCTATTGTAATAATTATTAATTACTATTTTTTTATTATTTATAGGATACAAATTTCTATGAAAATTCATAATATATATATACAACACTAATATTTTACACTATTTTATTCTATGAAAACAATAAAAATGTTATAATCCGTCGAATATAGTATAAATAATATCAAATGATAATATAATATAATATATGAACTTTGATTTGGACATTCACCATTATAAAAAATCAGAGTTAGAAGAAATTTTTGAACTACCGCCTAATTATGATGCTCGTATTATAGAGATGAAAGTAGCAAGTTTAAGGGACACTATTATGAAAAATACCGGAGTTGATGAATCTGTCCGTGTAAAGACAATTTCTTTCTTGTTAGAAGCGAAAAAACGCTTATTAGAGTCCCCAATTGATTCATTGATTGCCCTTGAAAAAGGCGTCTTTCATTTTGATACATCTTCTCTCAGACCTTCTAAAGTGAATCTAGGAACAGAATCTTTTGTAATAGATAAGAAGAATCCATCCACCCCTTATTTCGATGCAAAGCCCGGTGAATATTTTCCAGGAGTTTTAAATCCTATAGAAAAAAGAATTATACGACAATATTTAAATATCGACACACGATTTAGAACCAATTATTATAATAGTCAATCTACTAATTTTCAAATAGATATTCCCAATAAATTTTCAAATGTGGTTTCCATGCAATTATCTGCATTAGAATTTCCAACAACATTTTTTAATATTAGCAAGGCATTAGGAACAAATTTTTTTAACCTGACTATTGGTTCAGATACTAAGCAAATCATAGTTCCTGATGGAAACTATATTCCCAGTGAAATTGTCAGTTTTTTTAATAATTATGTATCTACACAATTTGCTGGAACTTTTTTCCAATATATCACATTTGGTGTTGATGTTTATAATCAAAGTGGTAGTGGACGATTATTGGTGGCATTGAACGCTGATACACCAAATCCATTTTCATTTACGCTTGATTTTCAAGCTGATATTAATGGAAATCCCGATGAATCAACGCCCTTGCCCATGAAATTGGGGTGGATGTTAGGGTTTAGACAGGGAATATATGTTAATAATGATACTTATATGTCTGAGGGAATGGTTGATTTAATTGGTATTAAATATCTTTATTTAGCGATAGATGAATATACTAATAGTGTAAATGATAACTTTTATGCAGCATTTACTGACTCGGTTTTAAATAAAAATATATTGGCAAGAATATCTGTGCAGGGCTTGTCTTTTCAGTCCTTATCGCAAAACAATTTTATTTTAATAACACATCCGCGCCAATATTTTGGACCAATTGATATTACTACTTTAAAAATACAGCTATTGGATGAGTATGGGCGAGTTATTCAGTTAAACAATATGGACTATAGTTTATGCTTGACATTTGAAAGTGTGTATAACTTATAAGGTTATTATAGGGTTAGTTACAAATCACAAATATTATTTACAAATAATATATAAATAGACTATATGTCAGCCTTTTCAACTATTAAACCAAAAATGACCAGTGCTGATTATTTAAAAAGTAAAAAATCAGCGCTCTTCTATAACAGTGCAAATAATGTAAATAATGTCCCGAAAAAGATATCTAGTTATAAAATGATGGATTTATTTAATGCGGGCGAGTATCAAAGACAGGTTAATACTGGTAAAATCCCTGCTTTTAATAAATCGGCATTAGCAATTAATTTACACTCTAAAGATGATTTATCGAATATTTCTGTTATTTCTCGCACTCATACAATGTTAGATGTTTCTAAAAATCTTGTAAATTTCGACAAGGCAATTCCGTTTTATTATTTCTATTCTATTGATCCTAGTGGTTCTCTTTTTGGCGCGTGTCCTTAGTGTTAATTATACAGTAGAAATCCAGCATACATAGAGAGTAAGCAAAACACTGATATTGCGTATATCGTCACGACTCCGGATGAACCAGTGGGTTTGTCATTTTGGTTCATTGCACGGAGTTCTTGTTTCTGTTTTTGAACTTGTAGTTTGTTCCTCACTATTTCTAAAGTTCGATCGGTATCATCTTTTTCTATATCATCTATGATTACATATTGGGACCATCCCGAATCATCTGTGTCGATTTTCATATTTTACTAGTTATAATTAAAAATATGAAAATTATATTTTAATTCAATTTTATTTTTTAATACTTTTTTCTAATTTGTTCTAATTTGTTCTTTTTGTTCTTATTAGTTTATTATACCTAGCGATTGTTTATCTTCTTCGTTTAAATGATCGACTAAATCCTGCCGCAGAAACGAATAGATACCACTACGCATCTGTAATTTATGATAGATACGAGTGTCCCATCCTTGGAAAATGAATTCTCTATAAAATTTAGTATTCTTTATGCGAATTTCGTCTCCTATTTCAAGGGTTTCTATATCTATATCATTCTCTATATCTAAGGCATCTTGAGTGCACTCTGTTCCATTATCAGGGTCTTTGCATGTAGCAGGTTTTTTTACGATTCCCAAGTAAAACCTAGGAAAATCATTGATTTTACAAAAGTGTTTCCGGAGTGCTGACATATAGGGCGTGGTTTTTTTACTGAATACTAGGTCACCGCAATCCAGTGCTGCATAGTTGTCGTAGGAATAACGGTTCTCCACTAACTTTCCCCCAATAGGAAAACACTCTACTTCTGCTTGTGCCATCTTTCTTCTTGTTCTATGAATACTTATAAGAATCCACATTAAATGTTATTCAATTTTTTCTTAGCCTCATTGGCTATTCTATAATATTTGCTGCCTTTGTTCCTATATTGACGAGCTCGTATGTAGGCTGAATAAACGCCTTTTTTACTTATTTTGCATGTCTTCTTTCGGCATATTGGAAAGCTTTTTTTTGTTCCTAAAAAACATTTCTTTCCACAGCGTTTTAACATTAAGGTTCTTTCTAAACGGCTCGGTTTTTCTTTGCTCCAACCTGACCAAGGTAGTCTATTTTTTCTAGTTTTTGTCATTTCTATATTATTATATAGTTTGTTTATAAAATAATCTCTCTACAGTTATCATATGAGCATTCAAGATTCTGTAAATGAAACTATTGACCCTGTATTTATAACAATTGCACCTGTGCCTAATGAGAAAAAAGAAGTTATCCCGAGTTTGGAATTATTTAAAAAAAATTCATTTTTGTTAAGAGGAAATAGCAAACCAGAATATGCTTTTTCAGGGGATAATACTATTTTTTATGACGGAGAGAAAGAAGGCGGTAGTGGAAGTGATGTTACAGATAGTTATAGTGAAGACTCTTTGTATAACTCAACCAATAGCACTTTAAGTGATAGCGAGGAGGATCATAAAGATTTGAAGGATGGCAGGAATGTTACCTATAAAAAGTTGAATTATATGATGGTAGAGCATAAGATAGACAAATATTATTCTGATATTAATCACAAATACTCGTCGGCATTGGATATTTTAGCCAGTTACTTGAAGGGTCAGAAAATTATCTACATGGAGTCAAAGTATTATTGTGAGCAACATTTACATATTCTCATGATGCCTGCCATATTATTATCAACAGCCGCCACTATTTTATCGGCTGTGGTAAAAGATTATCCGTGGGGATTCATTTTGATTTCAGCAGTGAATGGATTTATTGCGTTTTTACTAGCCTTGGTGAATTATTTCAAACTGGATGCTGCTGCAGAAGCGCATAAGATATCGGCTCATCAATATGATAAGTTACAGAGTTCGGTGGAATTCATGTCTGGTTCTGTCCTATTGTTTCGCAATTTTGAAATGGAGAAAATGTTATATCATAAGAATTTGTCCTCAAGAGAGAAACAGAAAATCAAGGAGAATATTTTTTCATATAAGAAAACAATGGAACAAGATATGATTCAAAAGTTGACCGATGTTGAAAAGAAAATTTCGGAGATTAAAGAGACCAATCAGTTTATTATTCCACGCATTATTCGTATAAGATATCCCGTCATTTATAACACAAATATCTTTTCTATTATCAAAAAAATAGAGGATTACAGGAAAAAGACTATTACGCAATTGAAAAATGTGAAAAATGAGATTCGCTACATTCATGCTACCAAGAAAAAATTTAGCATTACTGCTGACAAATATAAGACTGAATTAGATGAACTCTTTTGCAGTAAGAAGAATTTAGTAAAAGAAATCCTAGTTCTCAAATCCGCTTTCTCCGTCATTGACCAAATGTTTCATCGTGAAATATTCAATGCTGAGATTTTAAGACAACGCTTTTTCTCTTCTATGTGTTGTCATTATAAAGCTCTCGTAGAACCCGAATCCATGAATCCATTTATTCATAATTTAATGGACCCATTTACACCTGTATAAGAGTGATTAAGTATTGTATTTTATAATATATATTATATATTGCTAATTATTAATATATAAATTATTAATATATAGGAATGGTGAAGAGTAAGACTAAGACTAATAGGAGGCAGGCGAGAAAGCTATCTCGCCGTCACTTTAAAGAGAGTTATGAGGTTACCTTCTTTGGACTTAAAAAATGGTATGAACACATGTTTGAACAGCTTGGATGGATGGTGTTGGCCAAACATCATGGTATGCACGATAGAATAACCATTTATAAACATTCTCTTGTTCGTTTAGAGAACTCATTAAAACATAAAATTGGTGAAATTCATGATGAAGATAGAAAACACGATTTGAAGATTATGTTGCATAATTTACAGTGCTTGACAAATCATGTTACTAAGGATTTTCACTAATATTTTTATTAAAGGGCTTAATAAAAATATAAAATATAAAATATAATATTACTCCGACCTGCCGGAATCGAACCAGCGACAATTCGATTTATGAAATATATTTACTACTACAGTCGAATGCTCTACCAACTGAGCTAAGGTCGGTGGGGGGAGCGAACCCCCATATAAACTATTGTGGGTGTCTTTAAACTATTTTTTTTATAAACAATAAATTGATTCAAATTCACTGAATAAGGTGGGGTTTGGGATAGCAAGAGTATTGATTTTGCTGCGACACATGGGACACCCTGGAATGCAACTTGTGTCGCCGGTTTTATTAAACGATTTGAAATAATTTTTTAGACAGGGTGAGCAAAAGGCGTGTTGACAATTCGTTTTTATTAGGGTGGTAGGTGGTGTGGCCTCGTAACAGATGGGACATTGTTGCTCATCTTGTTGCTCTTCTTTTTTCAGAGGTTCTAGGCTAGGAACAATAGGGAATTTTATTTGAGGAGGTCTTAATCTGCGAGAGAGTGCGATGAATGCATTCTCATGTTGAGGCATCTCTTCAACTAACATGGCAATGAATTTTCTAAATCGCTCGTCACTAATGGTGTCAAATTTTTGGTCCAAAGAGACCTTAGGTTCCTTGATTCGCGACCAGTAATGTATACAGCATAAGGTTCTATCATATTCTTTTTCATCGTTTGCATCCATGATAAGTCCTTTACCCTTGGATTTAAGAAGCAATACTTTTTTCTCTCTTAGTGTGAGGGTAGAAAGCCAAGTATAGACTAACCCTTGGCCACCTAGTATTAATAAACTGAAAGTAGAAACATCTACACATTCTTTGTGCAATTCACTAATGCTTTCATGCTTACAATTGTTTAAAGAGTGACCAACTTGGTAGCAAAATCCACAAGTGCGATTCTTCGACATTGTTTATAAATGGATGGGGGTATTATACAATAAGTAAGGAGAATATCTTGTTCAATTTTTTATAATAACTTATTATTGGATTATTATTGGATTATTAGGTTATCAAAAAAAAATTGAAATGCTTTTATCTGATGATGGAGGGTAGATAAGGTTAGTAACCATAGGAGATTTTTAAGAATCATGTCGTCGTCCGCATCATCTATTCAGTTGTCTAATATGCCCGCATCCTGGCCTAGTATCTGCATTCCGCGGGCTTTTTCGAATATTTCTGAGAAACGCGTGGCCAAAGTGTTCGAGTTGCTCAACTTGGGTGCGCTTGACCACATTGACATGGTTGAGCGTGTTGACACCAATGGCAAAAAGTTTCAGCGCATCTTCGTCCACTTTACTGCGTGGTCTTCTAGCGTTGAGGCTTCAGCAGTGCGCACGCGCCTCCTCGAAGGGAAGGAGGTCAAGATTGTGTATGAGGATCCTTGGTTCTGGAAGATTTCTGTCAACAAGGCCAGAGTGCCTACTGTGGCAAAGGCAACCGGGGGTGGAGGAGGACCTCGTAAGAAGCATGTGAAGCCCACGATTAACTTTGGTGGAGATGACGCGCTTCAAGAGAGAAAGCAGGAGAAGCGTGCTGAGCAGAGAGTGCCTACTACGCCACCAGGGTCTCCTAGAAAAGAGGAAGAGGAAGAGGAAGAGGAAGAGGAAGAGGAAGAGGAAGAAAAAGAAGAAGAGAAGGGAGAGAAGATGGTCGTGAAGAAACCAGCAAAGCGCGTGAGAAAGATTAAAATGGTTGAAGGAAAGAAAGAAGATGGTGAAGTCTAAAAAGTTTTAGTTTTAGTTTTAGTTTTAGTTTTAGTTTTGTTAACCTTTGTTTTAAATTATGTAATAATAAATATTTTTTATTCGATGAATAGCCTATATGAATGAACCTATTAAAAAACTGGATACTTATAAATATATTTTACAGATGCCCCCCGACGGTAACAATGACGATTTTTTAAGGTCACTTGCTGGTGTTTTGCCAGGTTCGTCTATGAAACCGAGGTTTACATTTTATGCCAATACAATTTACAAGTTAGACGATTTATTAAGAGAGAAGAAGGGTAAGTTATCTTATAAAAAAGTTTTAGACCTGGTCTCTTCCTTAGCGAAACAACAGCTATTCTTAGAGAGCCGAGGAAAAACCTTTTTTTCTATTTCTAGCGAAGACATTTATGTTATTGATAATACAAAGTTTATCTGTATTAATCCAGATACTATCGAGGTTATCGATAAAGGTAACATTTATTTTAAGAAACCGTTTCTAAAAAATGAATTCTCTTCGCCGGAAGTAAACTTAGTAAATGCTTTACCAGCAAGGCTTCCTTATAGAACTTGGTATTATAGTTTAGCTGCATTTGCCTTTTTTTGTTTGACTGGCTCATATATTAAAGAATCCCCTCTTCATCTACCTTATCGTGTTTATTCCTCTGTATTTGAGGGCTTACAATGCATTCAATATACTAAACTATATTGGGTCTTAGTTAAATGTCTCTCTCTTCATCCTACTAGCAGAACCCTTGTTTTCATTTGAAAGAAAAAATGGAGAAAAGTGAAAAGGAGAAAAGAGAAAAGGGAGAAAAATAAAATATACTATAACTATAAGAAGTAAGAAGATGTCTATTCAAACTTTAAAAAAACATGGTGTTGCTCGTTATGGCACAAAAATTTCCGGTAGAGCTCCTGGGGGTTTATGGCCTAGTGAAGCTCCTTATACACCGTATTCTATGTTTTCTAAGTTTCAAGAAGCTCCTGGTGGAGTTGGATTCTCTATCAATGGCGGAAGAAGAAATGTAGGATATGTAGGACAAAGTAGAGAGATGTCCAAATCAGGTACTCCTTACCTGGGCCAATTCCCAAAGGGAAATGGTGGATGCTGTGGAACCTATCATCATGGAGAGCAATCAGTCTTTAATGCAGCACGCGCTGATATATTAGGCGACCAATATTCTTATATAAAACCATCTGTTGTTTCCACGAAGGCCATGTTGGAGAAACGTTTTAACTGTATTTTCCATGGACAATATCCTCATGTATGGGTCTCGCCCAATACTGGAAATAGTAATTTGGCCGAAAATGCTAGTCAACAGGTCTATATTGATAGAAAAGCCGCCGCAAGTGTGACTGTAACAGATACCAATAAACCTGAAGTGTATGTTGGTTATAGAACTTGTGGAACAGGTGACCGTGGTGGTGCCAAGTGTAAAAATACACCTTCTAGCGCAAAATATACTTTTTCGGGCATTGATAGCCAGCATGGATATTCCAAGAATTTGTATCAGCCTCAAACTAGTCAGCAACATATGAGACAACTTCAGCGAAAATGTTCCAATCCTACTGGCGTTCAAAAACCATTTCCGTTTGCAACGCGCAACTTGGTGAATAGCACGAGTGTCTATAGACCTGCTCCTATTAGCACACAAAATAATCCTATACGAAATGTTGTTTACTATTCGCCACCTGCGTGGTATACAGCTGATAAGGGTTGCATACAAAAGTAAAGGTAAAAGGTAAAGATGAAAAGAAGAAAAGAAGAAAAGAAGAAAATAATATTATAACTGCTTATTATAATATTATAATATCATTATGGGACCCGCACTTAGTAGACCAAGCCCCCTTCCTTTTATAAATTTAGATTTTCAAGGCCGGCCTCCAGAAAGTATAGAAAATATTGATGATGGGAATTTATTTGTAGCTGTTCATATGCATGGAGGTCTTCTTGGAAGGACCAGTAAAGCAACTATAAGTAAACCATTATATTTTTTCCCATTGACTAATACATCTGCTCGTTGCACTTCTTATGAGGATTATACAATCCCCGGTTCAATTCATCAAACATTTGTAAATATTGCTAATGGATTACCAAGTGCACCTTTTAATGATAGCTTATTAAATAATAAAATTTATTTTGATGTTATAGTAGATTTAGCTAGGAAACAATTAGTTGATTGTAATCTAGAAGAGGAACCTTCAAAGTTTGATGCTAAAATGGCCCAAAAACATTATGTAGTAACAAGCATACATTATCATCCAACAGATACTATATATGAGATGGACTTATCAGTTAGCGCGGATGATATACAAAAGGGGACTTTTATTTCAAATTTCGGGATTTTTATACTAAAAGAGATGACTCTTCAACCAAATCGGGGTAATGGATTATGGAGAGCAAAAACATTTCCAGTTGGAACTAATTTATTATTAGACCCTAATTTTTTACAGTGTTTAAATAATTTTGTTATCCGTAGAGGAGATGCACCTTTTAATCTAACACTACAGAATTTATCAATAAGATTTTATCTTTCAGACTTATTGTTGTGTTTTGATAAATATTTTAACCCTAAAAGAATCTATATGCCTTTTGTTGCATGTCATTCTAAAAGGGAAACTCAAGGAATGACGACCCATAGGGATACTTATGCATTTATCGAGGAACAAAAGAACCGTAGTAAGCAATATGTTTTAAATGGTGGATTGCTTGGTGGTAGGAAAAAACGGAAAATACGGACTTTGAAAAAGAGAAAATCTTATAAAAAGAAAAAGGAAAAGATAAAAGTATTTACTTAATATATACATATATTATGGTATGTTCATGTTTACAACGCGGTGGTAGTCGCGGTGGTGCAAAACCCCAAAATCTATTAAGATTGGTAAATGAGAAGAAAGGCTTTTTGGCCATGGTGTTTTTTACTCTTCTTATTCAACTAGGCATTACTTATTTTGTCATGGAGAAGTATAGTCAGCCCACTACGAATAGTGGTAAAAAGGGTGAGAAGAAACAGAATCCTATGGTTTATGGAATATTCTTTGTTCAACTAATTATCATTGTTATATTAGCCATGGTAGCTATGCCATCTTGGTTAAAATTTATCCTGTTTTCCATCTTTTCCGCATTGTGGGGATTCGCATTAGGCAATTTGAATATTGACCCTGCTTTGGTTCATATGTCTATATTCGGTGCCATGTCTATTTTTGGTGCTATGATTGTTTTAGGTGCATTATTATTGACTGTGGGAATTCAACTAGGACAACAGTTTGGCATGTTCCTATTTTTTTCGTTATTGGCATTCATTATATTTCAAATTGTTCTCATGTTTACCGGCGGATATTCTATGCTTGTTAAAGCCATCTCAATGTTTGGCTTAGGGTTATTTTCTCTCTACATTGTCTATGATACAAATCGATTGTTACAGAGAGATTATTATGGCGACTTTGTTACAGCAGCTCTAGACTATTATTTAGATATCTTGAATATTTTCTTGGATTTAATCAATCTGGGACAAAATTAGTGAGAAATAAAGACTAATAAATTATTATGTTTCTTATTTATATTTATAATGTCTGCTATTTCTCTCTATCCAATGGAAACGATTCGTGTGTTAAATAATGTGTATATGGAACAGACATCGCCAGATTTTACTAGCGTGTTTGATAGTAGCAATAATAATAGTAAGACAGTTGTTATTCCTAGTGGACCAAATGAAACTGTTATTTTGAAAACGAATACACAGAGCCATGCCAATGTGGATTCTTTATTTACTACGATGGGGCATCTATTGACCGATATTTCTAATAATCTAGGAAATCCTGGATTAGTATCTTCATCGGTTAATACTTTGTTTCATTCTTTATCGACATTGAAAGATTCTTATTACTTGTAATTACTTGTAATTAATTATTTTTGTCATTTTTGTCAATTTGTTGAAAAAATTGAAGACCATTCTATTTATATTTGTCTATAAATAAAATGAATTTATCAGAAGAACAACAAATTGCTTTTCAAAAATATTGTAAGGGAGAGAATGTATTTATTACGGGTCCTGGCGGAACGGGTAAGTCGGTTTTAGTTAAAGCCATTTATGAAGATGCACTTAATCGAGGGAAAAATATTCAGGTGACCGCTATGACTGGTTGTGCAGCGATATTGTTGGAATGCAAAGCCAAGACGATTCATTCCTGGTCTGGAATAGGATTGGGGGTTGGTCCTTCAGAGGCCTTGATAGAGAAAGTCAAGAAGAATTATCTGAAGAAGAAAAAGTGGTTGACAACCCAGATTTTAATTGTCGACGAGGTCAGTATGCTTTCCTTGAAATTATTCGACTTACTGAATGCTCTTGGAAAACTGATTAGAAGTCGTTCGGGACCCTTCGGTTCTATTCAACTCATATTTTGTGGTGACTTTTATCAGCTACCACCCGTTGGCAATCGTGATGACCCAGAGACTATGCAGTTCTGTTTTGAGAGCAAAGATTGGTTTTCTGTGTTCCCTAAGGAAAATCACATTCAGCTGAAGAAGATATTTCGTCAGCAAGATGCGTCTTATGCCAAGGCTCTAAACCAGATTCGCGAAGGACGCATTTCAAAGAAAACGATTGAACTGCTAGGGGGTCGTGTCGGTGTGTCTAAAACAGAATCCTTGACCCCTACACAAATGATGCCGACTAGGTCTAAGGTTGATGCTATTAATGTTCATAATATGGCTCTACTGACAGGTGAAGAACACGTGTATGAGATGAAACAGGTTTTGGACATTCCAGTAAGAGTGCCGATTATGAGAAAGATTTCCAAGGATGAGATTGATTTGGAACTGAAATATATTCAAGGGGGGCTCCTTTGTGAGCCGACAGTGGTGCTTAAGGTTGGTTCCCAGGTCATGTGTATTGTTAATATGAAGCACTGTGAGTTTGGCGAGGACTTGTCATTATGCAATGGCAGTCAAGGAATTGTTACTGGGTTTTCGTCGATGGGGAGCCCTATTGTGAAATTTACGAATGGACTAGAGACTGTCATTAGTCCTCATGTCTGGGCTAGTGAAAATATTCCTTCAATTGGTGTTTCACAAATACCGCTTATTTTGGCGTGGGCAATTACTATTCATAAGGCTCAAGGAACAACAATGGATTGTGCTGAGATTGATGCAGGTAATGATATCTTTGAATGTGGACAAACTTATGTGGCATTGTCTCGTGTGAAATGTCTAGAAGGATTATATTTGACGTCCTTTGACATTGAAAAAATAACGGTGAATCGAAAGGTGAAGGAATTTTATTCACTATTGGCATAAGAGGGAGTGAATGACAATAAAAAAAGACCGTGGGTCTTCTTTTATTTGGTTTTTAGTTACTACAGGATTTAGTTAAAAGGTTGTTATACATGTGTGACTAATCAAAAGGGGTTTTATATATATAAATTTTTATTGGGTTTTCTTCTAGGGTTGTTAGCAAGTCCATTCTGTTTCGGCCGCATCTATTTCACCGTCGAGCTCGGCTACGAGGTTCTTTAGCCAAATGTTTTCGGCCACTACGCGCGCGTATTCTTGCTCGAGCTTAGCCACATAGTCAACATGCACGAGCATCTGTTCCTCGTTCGCTGGCGGCATGAATGGCAATGGGAACTGTGGGAGTGTATAGGGTGGTGGCATATAGTAAGACTCATCTGTGTAATACATTTGCTCATACGGATGTTGCTGCTGCTGCTGCTGTTGCTGTTGCTCCTGAGGTGCGGGAGCATCTACGGTTGCGGGCACAGTCGTAGCCTCAGTCACGGGTTCACGCTTGGTTCCCGTGTTCTCAAAGACTTGCCAGAACCAGGGGTCGTCATAGACGATGCGACCCTTCTTATTTATAACAGCTTGCTGGAATCGCTCCACTTCGGGAGCATCGAACCATTGTGAAAAGTGCACGTAAACGCTGTCATATTGCTTGCCGTTCTTGTCGGTTTTGCTCACACGGTCAATGTGGTCCACCTTTGCAAGGACATCGAATGCGCGCGCGATGCGGACATCAGAAACATTCTTGTATACATAGGGGAGGAACACACTCATAGATTGGATAATAGTAAAAGTAGAGGAAGACATTTTCAAATGTTTGCTTGCTTGTTAAGGCTATGCTTCTTACGATAGAGGTGGTTAGGTGCTTCAATTTTTTTTTGAATGCTTATTTCGGTTCCGGCGTCGCTTACAAGTTCTCCTTCTTCGCTTGACACTCTTTCTTCTCCTTCGTTTGCTAGTTCTTTTTTTTCCTCCAGCTGTAGGGAAAATTTTTTTAAATTCCTCATCGTAGCCTTTATCTGGTGGGCACGGGATTCCTTGAGTAAAAATTTTTCGTCTATAATCTTCTATCGTCTCAGTAACAAAGTCATCTATTGGCTTGTCACCCCATATTAATTTTCTAATTTTCTCTCTAATTTTCTCTCTGTCTTCTTCACTAGGTTCTTGTATAAGTTTACAAATATAGTAACGCATCATGGAAGATGATGTCCCAGGTATTCTTTCTCCTTCTTCACCAACCATGACAAAGTCAGGGAAATCTATGTTACACGTATATACAGCTTCTGTATCTGACATATTGGTTGCCATTGCTTTTTCTAGCTGTTCGTGCTCAGGATTTTTAATGTTAATATTAAATACTCGGTTGGCTTGCTCTACGGTTGGTTGTCCCCATTTTGGAATAACTATATCAAAATTTACAACAGGACTGCCTTCTTCTTTATGAAATCGTCTGGTTTTTGCTGCTTCTTCTTCTGTCAATTGTCTGGATGCTACATAAATCTTTTCAACCCCAAGAGTTGATTTATAATCTTCGATTTGTTTCCAATAAGGCATTTGCAACATGTTGTCTAATCCCATTCCTAATAGCAGGGTGGATTCGGGATACGTTTCTCTTAATCTAATCAGGGTTCTATAGGTTCCCGTGTCTCTGTTCGGCTTGCCGTCTTCTTTTGGTTCTCTACATAATTCATATTCAATTGTGCTAGGAGAGAATGAAATTGATTTTCCGGCAAACTCGGGTTCTCCAGAGAGATGTTGGCAAAATTTGTTTAATAATGCGATGCGAGACTCTTGTGTCGGTTCCAAATGAGGTTTGCTGCTTCCTAAAGCGGTTGGCATGAACAACATGTGAATAGTCTGTTCGGGATAGTCTTCTAGAACTTTTCTTGCGTATAGCTTCATGGCTGTATAGTGGCCTAATGTTGGTGGTCCAAATGCTCCTTGAAAAGAAAAAACGATTGGTGGTTGCGACATAATATATATTCATATTTTTATATTCAGATTCTTTTTCTACTCGCTAAAAAGGATGCTGAGGTTGTTCCTACTTTACCACGAGCGTTATTGGCATTATTGATGAAGCCGTGGTTATAAGTGTAACAAAGACAGGTGGCGGGCTTTGTCGCCTTGTATTTGGGAAGGACACCCATGCTATAGTAGTGATTAGCTCTCTGTTGGGAAGGGGCGAAACTAACGGGCATAGTTTATGCATTAGGTGGAGATTTTATTTTCCGCATGCGCTACATCCCGGGCGGGTTCCCATAAGTCGTCCTATCATAGACATGTTGGGTCTATATGGCATTGGAGACATCTGTTGCTGTTGCTGTATTTGTTGCTGTAAGTAAGTCACTTTCGTTGTGGTTGCTTGACCAATGACCATCGGGATTCTTCTGACCGGCATTTATACTATATCTATAAAAAATAATATAAAGATTTCTCTGTAATTATATTGTGGCTTGCTGGCGCAATTGGATAGCGCACCCGACTTCTAATCGGGAGGTTCCGGGTTCGAGCCCCGGGTAGGCTTATTTTATTATTATAAAAATTGAACTACTTATTTGTCTATACTAATTATGGTAAGTCTTAGTGACACTTTTGTGATTTGAAATCATGTCTTCCATTGTTATTCCGTATAAGGTTTGCCCTCTTGTTAATAGCGCTACCATTGTGATGAATTACCCCGATTCCTACACAGTGCATGTCGAGGGCTCTGGTACAGTCCTCGTGTGGCCTAAGGGCTATGGGGGGGAGTGCCGTGAGTACGACTCTGTCCACCATCACAATGGGTGGCCAGATAAGCCACGCAGGGTTAATTCGAATACACATGCAGGTTATGATTGGTCTCACGGAGGAGGAGGAGGTGGTCAAAAGATGGAGTTGGAAGAGGGGGAAATAATTGAGGAAGAGGAAGAACAAGGAATGCCCCCCTCTCTTTATAAAAAGTTAGAAAACGAAATTGTAGAAATGAATTATTTGTTGCAGTTGAAGCAGACATACTTGGAACAAGGGGACGCCTTGGACCAGAGCGAGCGCGAAGCAGTGGAGGAGGAAATATTCTCCCTCACCATTCTGTTGACCAGGAAGGAGAATTTCTTCAATGCGGTTTCCCAAGGGCTTACTGTTGCCAGTTTGGAGAGTATCTGCGCCGAGGATAAGATGGATTGCGATTTGGATGGTTCGCGAGGCAAGAAGTTGCGTGACAAGAGGCGCACCAAGGCTTTCCGCAGGGAACGCGAGACGGCTTGGATAGACAAATCTGGATTCCGATTCCAAGAGGAAGAAGATGAGGCTATGGCCTATATGGTGAAGAAGGCGAAAGAGTTAGAAGCCGAGAGTGAGGTTTAGAAAAATAGTTTGTTAGCTTAGTTTGTTTTGTAATTTTAATAATTAATTATATTTTTATTTTTTATTGGAAATTAGTTATAATAAACTTGAAATATAAATAGTATTTGTTATTTATATTTACAAGATGAGTTCAGTTTCACAGGAAATACAACAATTACAATTAAGAATATTAGAATTGGAAAAACAAAAAAAAGATAAAGATGAAAGTTATAAAAAAACATCAATAGACCATAATTTTAATGTCATAAATGATTTATTAAATGAAAAGAAAACTGCTATCAATAATAATAGATATTGTAAATCAGTCCCATTAGCAAGATATTATGACCAAGAACTTGTTACGCATTTAGAAGCAATTTATAATATTCTACACATTGTAGATGAAAGATTAAAAAAAATAGAACAACTCAACGTTTGAAATAAAAAATCTATTTATTATCAATGATGCTTTTTGGAAGGAACATATTTTATTTTAGAAAGAATACATTCCTATCTATATGCCTCTATAAGTATTTCATATTTCATTTATTAAAATATGAAATTTTTTATGCTCTCTGCCGGACTTGAACCGGCGACCTTTGGCTCATAAGACCAATGCTATCTGACCAACTGAGCTAAGAGAGCTAAATTTTCTGCTAGTATCTTTTTTTTCATTAATAGGAGAAAAGGGTGGGTCGCTGTATGATACTACATAGTATATTATTGGCTTGTCTTTAACTTGTTTTTTACAATATATATTTTTCTAATGAGTTTATATGAAGCCGATTCTATATCACGGACTAATCTATTTCATTGTGTTTTGTAAGATTGTGTTTGTTATTCTGACAGTTCTTAGTTTTCACTATAGGCGAATAGGAAATACACGTGTTTCAGATGCGCTAGACTATTGGAGAAACCGTATTGATTTCTTGTTCACGATTGCTATGGCCGTCTTCCTCAGTTACTTATTTTTCCCTAGGAGGAAAAATGTGGCTACTACAGTGGATTCTGAAGAGCGATTCTTGCTATTCCTATTTGGAATATTTTTACTATGCACAGCAAATTGGTCACAGTTTTTTAGTCAAAGTAAGTGGATACAGTCATTTCAGGCTTTGTTACGATAGATAGGTTTTCTTTTCTTTGTTGTTGATTTCATTGATTTCGTTGATTTCTTTGTTTTCTTTCCACCCATTCTTTTTCTTGTTAGCATTTTCGTCGGACAAAAACTTGTAGAATATCTAGCATAAGCTATTCTTCCGGATAGACTAACTATTTTTTCAACTTTTCTTTTATTAAAATTATTTTCTCCTAGGTCAGCCAGACAACTTTGTAACTTTAATACTGCTATATCATCAGAAGTAAGAGAAATAGGTCCTAGTTTTTCTATTAGTTTAGTAATTAGTTGGTAGGTGACATCATCAGCTTCTGTAGAAGATTGTGATAACCCGATTCCTAAAAATCCTATAATGCTTAATCGCCTAATACCCCCTTTTTCAAGTGTTATTATATCCGCTTCTGATATATACCGTGTGTCTGATACACTAGTATTGTATCTTTTAATTATAATACCTCTGGCAATACCTTTTAATTTTTCAGGTACAACTTTTGTTTTTTCTAGTAATTCTGTCAACCTTTTCTGAGTATCAATATTTATCAAGGCACCTGGTTTAAAATTATTAAAATGTACTTCTTTTTCAGAAGCTTTTAAAAATACTGCCATTAATATTTTTGATATTTCTTCTTCAAAGATTTCGTTGAGTTCATCTGGTTTTTCAATTATAGCTTCCCTCTCTGTAATCTCTTCTTCCTCTTCTTGTTCAGGTACTCGTTCTGGCTCTTCATTTATTGCTTGGTGTCTTTGATATGGTTCTGGTGTCTCTTCTGGCTCTACACCACCTCGTTTAAAAGTTCTTCTCCTTTGTCTTTTATTTCTATTGATTTTATTGGTTTTTTTGGATCTCATATTTATATACTATAGGGCTATAGAAAAAAGAAAATAATAAAAAAGGGGTTTAACCTTTTTCATTATTCATTATTTAGTTACATAGTTATTATCAGTTATTATCAAATGCTAAAGGCTTGTTATCTAATCAAGGTCAATGTTAATGTCTAAGGTGTTGGATTTTGGTTGTTCTTGCTCTCTTTTTGAGAAGAGTGTCGATAGGAAGTCCTTGGCTGGGGCTGATGGGTCTAAGTATGTTATTGTCTTTCTGTTTGTTTGCCACGCGTAGTTATTAGCATCGTCATCAGGTCTCGGTCTTTCTGTTATTCTCATGAGTCTGTGACCCTTTTCAATGAGCTCGGCAAAGCGGCACTGATATTTGTGCCCGTTCCAATGGTCACCTGCCGCGCGAAATGCGTTAGACTTTGCAAAGCATGCGTGTGCTTCACCATAGGTATCCTGTGCTTGGATGAAAATGGAATGCGATGTTCTGCCGAGAAATGTTCTGGCAAATGCAGTGAATTCTTCATCTTTTCTTTTTCGTTCCGCTATGGCTTCTGGGCTCATGGATGGTTCGTCCCAAGGTTCGTCCCAATGAGGTTCGTTGTCTGGCGAAAATGATGGGACTCTTCTCTCTTCCTCATCGTCTACTTCTTCGTCGTCTACCTCTGTACCTTCCTCATCATCTACCTCTGTTCCTTCACCTTCGTATTCTACCCACTCGATGTCATCGTAATTCGTTCTGTTTTTTTGTTTGGTTAGTTGGTTGCGGCACATGGGGCAGTCGCTCGAGTCTTCGACGGATCGGAGTAAGCAACTTGCGTGGAAAGAGTGTCCGCACTTGGTGACGGTGAAGTCCACCATTTGGAGTTCATTTAGGCAGATTGGACAGTCGCCAAGAGGGATGGGGGCTTCGAAGATGGGTTGGCACAAGGGTGCTTGCTCTTCTTGCTCCTCATCTGCACCTTCGTCATCTTCCTCTTGTGACCAGTTAATCGGTGGCAGGTCGAATTCTTCCCCGGCAAAGTCTGTGTCCAAGTTGTTCCTCTCTCGCCGAGGCGATTCTTCAATCTCGTTTAAAAGGCTGAACCATTGGCGCATTGGTATCGTGACCTCGGGGTAAAACTGCTCGAGATTGGCACGGTTGGGTGACATGCTGAATCCGATTTCCTCTTCCTCTTTTTGTCGTCTACTCATCTCTAATTCTATCAAAGTATCAATGGCCGATGATCGAAGCTCGGCCTCTGCCGACATTTCTGCGATGAATGAATCCATAGACTCACGCTCTGATTCGGCGCAGAGGATGGCGAACTCCTTATCGGTCTTTGCTTCGCACATGGCAATGAATTCTTCGTTGGACATCATCTTATTGGTTACTGGTTACTGGTTACTGTAGTTTTCAAACTTGTCTTGCTGTTAAGCTTACTTGGCATAAGTATCGGGGGTTAGTATTTCAATTTTTTTTATAAGTAGTAGACCGGATTTATTGCTCTCTCTCTTTAGTATAGATGAAATATTTAGGCGGAAAACAGCGTCTAGGAAAACACTTGGCTCCCAGCTTGAAGGCCTTGTGGGCTTACGTAGAGGACACTCGCGGGGTTCCTTTGGTCGGCTACCTAGAACCCTTTTGCGGTTCTCTCGGTGTGTTTAAGAATATGACCGACCTGAGTATGAATGGTGTCTTTATAGCCAATGACTATCATCCTGATTTGATACAGATGTGGAAGGAGGTCAAAGATGGCTCGTTTGTATATCCGACTTCTGTTTCCGAGGAGGAATATTTTATGGCGAAACAGCTTGCGTCACCGTCTGCTATGAAATCCTTTGTCGGGTTTGGTATGAGTTTTGGAGGTCGTTTTTTTGGAGCCTTTGCGCATAAGTATATGAATGAAAAAAAGGAGGACTTTTGTAAGGAAATGGTGAATAGTTTGAAACGCATTGCTCCAGTCATTCAGAATGTTAGTTTTTTGAATAAGTCTTACCTCGATTTGGAGCCTAGTGGCATGTTCATCTATTGCGATCCTCCGTATAAATATAATAAGTTCCCGATTAAGTATAGACGAGATGTGAAAAAGTATGATGTCTTTGATAATGATTTGTTTTGGGAGACTGTGCGAAAATGGAGCTTGAATAATATTGTTGTTGTCTCTGAAGTAGAGGCTCCTGAGGATTTTGTAGAAATTTGGAATATGGAACGATACCGCAGTGCTTGTCAGAGCACGAAGACTCGGTTTAAGCCCGATATGCCTGATGCTGTGTCTTCGTCATCGGAGGTTCATAAAGTGGAGCGACTCTTTGTCTATTCTTTGTCTGCGTTTCCTTGGAAAAAACTCGTATAAAAAAAGGGTGATCTTTAGTTATTATAGTTGGATTATTAATTAATTATTGTGAAAAGGCTAATGCTAAGGCTAAGGTCTCTCTATTTTTACTATCTATTTTTCTATTTTTTAAATGGGGATGCCGGGTGACACATTGAAGCATGGTACCAGGTTGAATGATTTTTCATTTCTCTTTTGCCGCATTGGAAGCATCCGTATTCGTCATCTCTTAGTTGCATAATACATCTACTTATATCCAGGTGCTTTCTAACATAGTGTGTCTGCAAGGCCGCTTGGTTTTTCGCCGGGTAGTTGCAACCTTCGTGTGGGCACGCAGTCAGTGTAATCTCGTGATGATTTTTTATGTGATGTAGGCGCGCGCTTGAACTTAAGAATCCTTCATGACAATATTCACATTCGAATGACACAACTGGAAGCCCCGCTTCTTTAGCGTGATGTTGAACTACATGTTCGCGTATTGTGCTTCGGAGTCTTTTTGTTTCTGGGCAATAAGGGCACTTGTATTCGCCTGTTTCGGTTCTTTTATAAATGTGCATGGGTCCTCCTCGTCGTACTCGTTGTCTGCGGGGAACGCAGATGATGCACTGGACTGTGTGGTCTTTTCCGATGTGCTTTTTTAGGTCTGACATTCTTGCAAATCCTACATTGCCTTCACAATCGGGGCACATGTAGAGACCGGTTTCGATGCACTTAATGATGACCTTCTTACTTGATGACATGATTTAATTGCTTGCTTGCTTGCTTACTTTGCGTTTTACACCTTTGCTACTTCTTACTATGCTATGGTCTTCTGGGCGGGGAAAGCAGTTCAATTTTTTGTATAATTCATTTTTTTTATAATTCATTTTTTTTAAGCTTGTTATTCGGGGTGTCAATGAAAAAATGGCCTTTATGACCATCTTCCATTTTATTTAAGTAGGATTATTATTATCAAGTGTATGTTATTAATTTGCTAAGACTAAGTTGACTTTTTATCTTTAGCGCCATTTTTCGGCTCGCTCAGTGCACTGGTCTTCGTATTTGTATAGGAGCGACATGAGGCTGGCCTTGGGCTCCTCATCCTCTTCATCAGAGTCTTCGACATCGGCCCAGCATCGGCCCTTGGCAAAGGACAGAGGCACTGCTCTAGGTGCTGCAGGCGCCTTCTCTAGAGTGGCCAAGGGGCTCGGCTTTCTCTTTGGTGGTGCCATGCTTGCTTCTAATCGCGCTGCGTAGGTGGCTCGCTTTGCCACTTCTTCTTGTTCTTCCTTGGCCTTTTTAAGCGCCTTCTGGGCTTTTTGTTCTTGCTTCTTGTCCTTTTTCTTCTTTTCTTCAGCCTCCTCGCTATCGCTATCGCTATCGCTATCACTATCGCAGAGTGCTGAGAAGACGTTTGACGATTTCTTGGGCTCGTTCTTCTTGGATTCTTCGGCAGCTCTTTTCTCCTGGTCCTTCTTGCGGATGATTGCGCGAATCTTCTCATCTGCTGATTGTTTTTCATCGGCCTTCTTTTCCGGGCACCAGGAAAGGGCGTGTCCTGGCTGGTAGCAGTATCGGCACTCGGGCCAGCGATTGGCAGCGGTGGGGCACAGGTTCTTTCCCTTTGCGTCCGTAGTGGTGTGCGTCATGCAGAGGTCCATGAGGCCTGCCTTGGCACACAGTCCGCACTTGGGCTTTTGCTGCTTGGTCATCTTCTTTGCTTGCGACATGGTTACTCTTACTAAGTTTCAAACTTCTCTTGTGCTGTTAAGCTTATTGGTTGCTCTTAAGGTCGAGGGTTGATTCAATTTTTTTTCAAAAGCTTATTAAGGATTCTCGTTCTGCGACTTGCTCTACATAGAAGACTTTTATTTTTTTCTTTTTTTAAAAAATTGAACTACTTTTTTTCGGGGGAACAAAGACAAGTAAGCTATTACAGCACGCTTGAGTTTAAAACTTGTTTCTTGTTTCTTGTTTCTTGTTTACAATGTCATCCAGCAAAGTGGTCAGCGTTACCATCACATATGAAGACGGCTCTTCTTACGAAGGGGAATTGCCCACTAGCAATACGGTTTACCAAGGCAAGCACCTATTGGAAAACGGCGACTGGTATGAAGGCGAGTTCTTTGCAGGGAAGTATAATGGGCAAGGTGTCTACTATGGCGCTCGCTATAACGAGACCTATACGGGCACCATGGTCGATGGGGTTAAGGAGGGTCATGGCGTCACGCAGTATGGTCCGGGCATTCGACACGAGGGTTTGTATAAAAATGGTGTGCGTCATGGTGAAGGTTTCACGATAGTGCGGGATGGTTCTATTTACACGGGCATGTATAAGGATGACCTAGCTTGTGGGGACGGCTTTATGCATTTCGAAGAAAGAGATCACCTCGGTCGTCTCTCTTACGAAGGCAAATGGCTTAACGGTTATATGCACGGTAGCGGGGTCCTTCACATGAAGGATGGCACCATCATTCGGGGAACATTTGTCACCACTGGTATAGCTAGTGGTGACAACTTTCTTGTCATTTACCCCTCGGGTGGCCGATACATTGGTTCCCTGACGGCAGGGGAGAGGCATGGACACGGGAAAATGTGGGAAGCTAGTGGAGACTACTTTGAGGGCGAGTGGCTTAATGGTGTGTATTCTTCGGGAAAGCTTAAAAAAGCCGATGGCTCTGTCTGCCAAGGTCAGTGGGTCGATGGTGCGTATCAAGAGAACCTAGGAAAATGTGGTGGATGCCAAAAGACGCTGATTGTGGGGTCGTGCTCGGGATGCATGAAGCAGGGCTATTGTTCTGAAAAGTGCCAGCGTAAGCACTGGTCGGCGCATAAAAAAGAATGCAAGAAGATGGAAGAGGAAGAGGAAGAGGAAGAGGAAGAGGAAGAGGGAGATGAAGATGAAGATGAAGATGAAGATGAAGATGAAGATGATGATTTAGAGGATAGAGAACACGATTCCCCATTGTGTGCTTGGCTCAAGTCAAATCGTCGTGCGGTTAAGGCTCGTCAAGAAGTTTTGAGGTTAGAAAAAGAAAAAAAGGAAGAGGAGGAAGAGAAAGAGAAAAAGAATCCGTTTGATAAGGAAAAGGAGCCAAAACGATGGAAGTTCTTTGAGGATAACAAGTCGAATCGCCATGAGGACCTTGATGCGTGGACTAAAAATCTTTGTCGTAGGAGTGACTGTCTTGGGACTCCTCAAGGGAGAGGGGAAGGTGCATGGTTTTGTTCCGAACAATGTCAGACAGATTCTGGATATTAGTTTAGCTTAGCTTAGAGAATGTTTGTATCACCTTTTAATTAATATGTAGTAAGTAACTTGTGCGTTTTTTTATGTGCCGACACCAGCGGGCATATTTATAAAAAAATTGAAATACTTTTTTCCAAGTCATTGAAGGGCATATCGAGTTTGCGTTTGTATAGTTGAAAACTATGACTTCTGTCGTTGCTGGAGTTTCGTTTGGTGGGTTGTTTGATCCGTGGCAGCAGAAGGAGCTCATGCTGGCTCAACTCAGGGTGTCTCGTGCTAGGACGGAGGCTGGGCAGGATAAGGCGCTGAAGGCCTCGTCGGCTCTTCATGACAAGTTCTTAGCAAGCAATGCAGCTGCTTTGGCTAAGGAAGCTCAGGCTAAGAAAAAGCTTCTAGAGGCAGAGGCACAGAAGAAAAAAGCGCTCTTGGAGGCCAAGATGATGGTCGAACTTGTTGCCAGGTTTTCTAAGGAGGAGGATGAGGATAGTGAGGAGGATTTAGAGTATTGGTGGAACCAGATGGAACATATTAGCTGTTTGTAATTTGCTTTGTTGCTTGATTGATTTCTTGCTTGTAAAATCTTTAATTAAATAGTTGTGCGTTTTTTATTTTCTTTGTTTCCTTGTCTTTGTTTTTTTGTTTGTCTTTGTTTTTTTGTTTGTCTTTGTTTCTTTTTTACTCTTGGGTTTACTCGCGGTTTTCAAAGCATCTTTCATTTTCTTGTAACAGCTTTCGTGAACATATAGTTTTTCTTCTTTATAAAACTTATTTGTTCTGCTTAATGACCGAAACTTTTTTCTTGACCAGATGACTTTAAAGTCGCTTGGGGCTGATTCTTCTGATATGAATACGCAATTCTCCTTGCTCCATGTGCGCATCGTATCCCAGAATACTTGGTGGTCGAATGTCCCTGTTGAGTAACCCTGAGTTTCTTTGTAAGGCGGGTCGCAGTAGACTAACATATTTTTGGGTTCAAACTTCGAGAAATCCTTGTTTTTAAAATGGACAGTAGACTTAGTTATAACCGGCTTTATTTTTGCTATAGAAGTCTTGAATTCTTTCAAGTAATCTCGTCCTGATGCCGATAACCATCTTTGTGAATAGCCGGCGAAGAACTTTCCGCCAAAGCTCATGCCAAATCCTGCTATCGCTTTCAAAGCATTTGGCGATTCGGCATTTTTTAATCGATTGTAGTCCTCCTCAGTTAAATTCGCAGGAATTTTTAGCGTTCCGGCTTGCACTTTTTTCCACATTTCGATTAAGTCTGGTTGTTTATCCGATGCGATGTATTTACTGTATCCTTTGTCTGTTACATTCTTGAATACTCCTAAGGATCCGCAAAAGGGTTCTAAATAACCATTTGGTGCGCTCGATGGTGGGCAGATTGTGGTCATCACTTCTACTAATAGTTTCCCTATCCCGTGTTTACCGCCTAAATATTTCATTTTTGCTCTTATACTACACGGATACTTTTATTTTTTTTGAAGATTAGGGTTTTGGGATTAGGGTTATAACTTTTTTTATGTGAATTGTTGTTTATATGGTTAATAAAAAAAATTGACATGCTTTATTCGAAAGCTTACTTGAGGCAAGTAGTTGCATGTGATTTGGCTATAAGCGAAAAGTAAAGTAAAGTAATGATGAGTGTGGAGAAAATAGCGATGCGAGTGGAGGAATTGGTGAAGAAGGCTGAGGAGGCGAGGCTGGTCTTGAAGAAGGCTGAGGAGGCTTATGCAAAGAAGAAACTCCTTGATGAAGAGAAGGCTCACATGGAAGCTAGGAAGGCTGAGGAGAAGGCGCACAAGATGCGAGAAAAACAGGCTAAAAAAGAGGCAGCTGAGGCCAAGAAGCGGGAGGCCGCGGATGATAAGGCGAAGAAGGCTGCCGACCGCGCCTTGCGAAAACGTCTAAAGTTTGAGCGCATGATGCGACTTGGATTCTGGCTCAATGAGAAGTACCCGGATGGCTTCACTGCCGACCAAGCCGGCTCTCTATTCATCCGGGAGTATGGACTCATTGCCCCCTTTACAGGCAAGTCTATTGAAGACCCGGTGGCAGTTTGCGCTGCAGTGCGTTCTCTCATCACAGAGATGTCTCCGTCATCGTGCCAACAGTGGTATAAGTATGGGTCTAAACGACGAGACGGTGAGGTGGCGCCTTGGCACTTTGTCAATAAGAAACTTGCCATCATGAATAATGAGTTGGAATGGGCTAAGACTCTTGTTGGAACTGGTCGCGCAGGAAATCACGGGTTGTGGAAGTTTGAGCCCGTATTGCGTCGTGATACTTGGGATGATTCTCTCTATGGCCCTCTTCCTACTGAGGAACAGCTTGAGGCCGGACGGGTTGGAAGAGGCATTGGAGCCAGGAACCAAGATTGAGTAGTAGTAGTAGTTGTTTTGTTTATGTTTATGATGTTCTTTAAATCTATATTAACTAATTCTGTGCGTTTTTTCTTCTTTTTATTTCTTTGTTTTTTACTGGGTGAATTCTAATAAAAATTGATTTACTTATTTGACCACTTTCTCTCTTACAAAAGGTATCAGGAGTTTAAGTGGAAGCATTCACGAAAAATGTCATCATCATTGGTGTCAAGGTTTAACTGGTTTATAGGTAAGGCCGGCATTGACTTTAAGCAGCATCAGCTTCAGGGTGTGGAATGGTGCATTGCGAGAGAGAACAGTTTGTGTGGACACCCCGGTGGTATCGTGGCCGATGAGATGGGTCTCGGCAAAACCATCACCATGATTTCTCTCTTCTTGCTCAACTTTGTTCCTCGCACCCTTGTCATTGTTCCGCCCGCCTTGCTTTCGCAATGGGCAGCGGAGATTTATAGAACCACCGGTCACCGAGCCATTGTGTATCATGGATTAAATAAAAAGCAAGTGTCGCTGAAGCAATTGGAGTCATCCGTTATCGTCTTGGCCACTTATGCAGCTGTGTCGCAAAGCAGGGATGGCTATGTTGGCCTCTTGCATAAGGTGCGTTGGGGTCGCGTCGTCTTTGATGAGGCTCACCATTTGCGTAACCGAGGTTGTGGTCTCAATGGATCCAGATTGTTGAAGGCTCGATGTCGCTGGTTCATTACCGGCACGCCTATTCAAAATTCGGCGAATGATTTTGCAAACCTGTGCTCGGCTTTTCGTCTTCCTGGGAACATGCCTCCGGAAGAAGTAGTTTCTACTTACATGTTACGAAGGACGAAGAAGCAAATCGGAATTTCCATTCCTGATGTGGTTTTAAAGAAAGAGTCTGTGCCGTGGTCCTCAGACCGGGCTAAGGAGCTTGCCGAGGGGGTGCATGATGGCTCTTTACTAGGTGGCAATAAGCTGTTGCAAATTTTGCGTTCTCGTCAGATATGTATTCTGCCGTCTATGTTGTCTAAGTTTGACCCTGAGTTTGCCAAGATGGATTCTAGTAAGATGGATGCCGTTGTATCTCTCTTGTTTGAGAGAAAAGGGAATGGAAATGGCAAGCTCGTGTTTTGCCATTTTCGGGAGGAGATTGATGAGCTTGTTGCTAGGCTGGTTGGGTTCAAAGTTGGGACTTATGATGGTCGCACGCGGAGTAGTAATAAGAAGGATCTCGGCAAGGGATGCGATGTTTTAATTCTACAAATACAAACAGGATGTGAGGGGCTTAACCTGCAGAAGGATTTTAGCGAGGTCTACTTTGTGAGTCCTCACTGGAATCCGGCGGTGGAGGACCAGGCTGTGGCTAGGTGTCATCGTATTGGACAAACAAAGTCGGTGTTTGTCTTTCGGTTTACAATGGGCTCTTATAAAGTTAATGATGGCGAAACTATAGATTCTTACATAAGTTATACTCAGGATTCGAAGAGAGAAATAAGTGATTCCATTTTAGATGGTTAGATTAGATGTCGGTCATTTGGAAAAGGGGGTATAAGGAGGTTATTTTTTCTTTAAAAATTGATTCAGGAATAATATATTGGATTATTGGGTTATAAGAAGTTTTCACCATGTCTTTTCAAGAATCGTCATCATCGTTGTTTTCAATGTCTAGCCAGTTTGTTTCGCCTGGGAAGAAGCTCTTTGCGGATTCGATGGGGGATGAGATGCCTTATTCTCGTGATACGGAACTATTCCTTGTTCGTCTAACGGACAGGGACGATTCATGGAGTCTTGCTGACTTCTTTACTAAGTGTATTGGACCCGTCAATTTTATTTCCATTATTCAGTTGGCTAATGGCTCTAGGTGTGCTGTTATACGCTTTCGTTGGTGGCGGGATAACTTGTTCACACGAATGCTTTGGTCAGAGCTCGTTATCTCTGGTGAGTTGAATAAGTTTCTGGCTCCTTGTCAGCGCACTTGTTGCACTATTTATAATGAGGATGATGAGAGTGCTCCTTTCTATAAGTTGTTACTGTCTTATGGCGTGCCTCGCAATGGTGTAGTTCTTGAGAATAGTTGGTTTTTCGATTAGCGATGAAGATAGATGTTCTTTTATTAAATTAAATTAAATTAAATTATATGTTCATTATATTTTTTATACAATGGTGCTTTTTTTTCAGTTCCAGCAGAACGGAAAAAATTGAAGAGGAATTATCACCAATTATCGTGCGATAATAAGTATTTGGGGAAAGATGTGCATTTTAAAGTTGCTATTAATAGGGTTTTTGTTACTATCGCTGGAGGTTTCCGGGCGACGAAGATGTTGCTGTTGCGAGCAGGAGAGGCGGACCAAGGCTATTCTGTCTACGCCTCGGCTTTCTCTCTTTAAGGAGGACTATAAGAGTTCTTCAGGGGCGCATAATCGCGATATGTGTGGCTATTTGGATTCGCGGATAATGCCTAATGGCTCGTTCCCTGTGGAACGGGTTGGCGAGTTTGCTGAATATTATATGGCGTTTATCTACAATGAGGTGAACTTTCCTTTAACCTATCGGTCTAAGGGAGTTTATCTTCGTCCATCTAGCGAGACGGTGGGTCGCTATTGGTGGCACTATTGTGTGCCTTTTCACGTGAAATTTACTAGGTTCATTATCTATGCCATCATATTTGGTATTATCTTTGTTGTCTTTATAGTGGTGCCTGTGTGTATTATTGGTCTTCTTGAAAGTATGTTACGAAGACTAAGGCGTGGTCGTATGTTTTAGATTATATGGATTATTATTAGGTTTTAAGAGATGATTCATAGAGAGAATAAGTTATTATATTTTTATATATTTTTATTGTATAGGCGATGATTTTACAACGAGGTGGAGGTAGAGTAGGCGAAGTTGGGTTTCTCTTAATGATAAGTGTTCCCATCATTTTGGTATTAGTTATGAATCCATATTATTCCTTAGTGGATTTTTATCGCGATAATTTGGTGTGATTATCGCGATAATAAGGGAACCATGAGTGATAATAGATGAGACATGAGTGATAATACAGCGTGCTATGAGGGAGCCATGAGGATTAATAGAGGGAGCCATCAGGGAGCTATGAGGGAGCCATTTATATGTCCCCGCAAATCAGGGTTCCACTAGGCACCCTATTGCGCTCTTGCACCGAATCCTCATTGGATTGCCTGATTGGCCGGCCTTGATAAGGAAGCCGTTGCTCCCTGTAATGACGGCCTATAAGGAATCGAGAAATGAGTGACAATTTGAGAAATGAGTGACGAAACGGACTAACCCCTTTATAGGGTTTATATGGGGGTTATATTGGGGTAAATCGTCTTCTCTCTGTAGAAGGTGGTCTTCAATTATTTTTGAAAATAAAAAAAAGAAAAGGATGACATCGTATAGGACATCGTATAGGACCATCGTATAGGACATCGTATAAGACATCGTATAAGAGATGTGATAGGACATCGTGGTGGACATCGCATTGGGCATTGTGGTGACATCGCATGGCTCTCTGTAATGAGTTCTTATAAAGAATCGAGAAATGAGTGACGATTTGAGAAATGGGTGACAAAGAAAAAATCCCCTATGTGGGGACTTTTTCCTATGTAACTGGCATACGGACATGTAATCTAGGGACTTAGGACTTAGGACAAAGGACTTAGGACAAAGAGATTAGGTTATCATCTAGGTTTGATTAGTTAGGTTATTAGTTAGGTTATACAGATATGGCTAAGACTAAGGTGTTCACTCTTCCTCTTCACTCTTCCTCTTCCTCTTCACTCTCGCTCTCATACTCCTCCTCTTCGAGGACATCAATCTGGTTCGTGACTGGGTTCCATTTGCCGATGGCCTCTTTCTCTAGCGAGAACACGATGTTGTCACTCGACTTCCAGTATTGTTGGCCCTCGTGTTCGAACTTGGTCGCTGCAACGGCTTCCTCCTCCTCTTCGTCATCGGTGTCCTCCTCCTCATCGAGTTGCTCTTCGGCAGCAATGACCGCGGTGACGAGTTGGTCGTCATTTAAGATGACTGGTTCCTTTGCCACGGGGGCTTCCTTGGCAGGCTTTGCTTCCTTGGCAGCCTTTGCGGGCTTGGCTTCCTTGGCAGCAGCCTTGGCAGCCTTCTCTTGTTCCTTGAGGGCTTTGGCTTCGGCCTTGGCAGCCTTTTCCTGCTCCCTAAGGGCCTTGGCTTGTTCCTTGGCGAGCTTTTCGGCTGCCTTGGCTTGTTCCTTGGCTTCCTTGGCAGCCTTTTCTTCTTCCAATTCAGCGAGCTTGGCTTGCTCCTTGGCGAGCTTGGCTTGGGCCTTGGCTACAGCTTCCGCTTCCTTTTCGGCCTTCTCGGCGAGCTTCGCGAGGCGCTTTTGCTCTGCCGCTTCCTTGGCTTCCTTGTTCGCTTGCTTCTTGGCAGCCTTCTCCTCGGCGCTTAGAACTGGCTTGCTTTTCACAGACTCGCTCTCTGACTCGCTTCCTGCGTCGCTTCCGGATAAAGAGCTCGTGGTGGACGAGGCCTTGGATTCTTGCACTAGGGTGGCAAACAAATCTTCGGTGGTATCTACTTCAACCGTTGCTGCGGTCTTCTTGGGGCGTCCGCGCTTCTTCTCGCCAGTGGAGACTGATGCAGCGTCCTTCTCGGCCTTGGCAGCCGCCTTTGCCGCCTTCTTTGCCGCATTGGCCGCCTTGGTGGCTTCCTTCTCTAGGTCCTTGGCCGCCTTGGTGGTTGCCTTCTCGGCCTTGACGCGTTCCTTCTCAGCCTTGGCGGTTTCCTTGGCTTCTGCCTTAGCGGCTTTCTCGGCGGCCTTGTCCTCGGCAGACTTGGCACCGCTCATTTTTTTGGTTTTCTTGGCTCCTTCGCCTAGGCGCCCTAGCATCTCTGCCTTGGCTTCCTCGGCGTTGAATCCGTATTTTAATGCACACATATCGATCACGCTGATCACACACGATTCCACCATACCCGTAACCTTGGACATGACGTTGACTGACATCTTTGCTTACTACTCGCTTGCTTACTTGCTTACTTGCTTCTCTGTCGATTAATCGCTCTCTTGGTTGTTCACCGTGCTTTCCATCTCTAGGCCCCCGCTCTTCCTTCAATTTTTTTATTCTGCCATACTAATCGCCATTTACATAAAAAAAGTTCGAATACTTACTCATATCAGGGTTTCTTTGAAGGTTTCAATTTTTTGCCGGTTTTGGCCTGTTTCAATTTTTTTTGCCGGTTTTGGCCCTTTTTGGCCCCTTTCCAGCCTTTTTGGCCTTTTTTGGCCCTTTTTGGCCCTTTTTGGTCCTTTTTGGCCTGTTTTGGCCTGTTTTGGCCCTTTTTGGCCCTTTTCCAGCCTTTTTGGTCCTTTTTGGCCTGTTTTGGCCTGTTTTGGCCTGTTTTGGCCTCTTTTGGCCTGTTTTGGCCTCTTTTGGCCTGTTTTGGCCTCTTTTGGCCTGTTTTGGCCTGTTTTGGCCTCTTTTGGCCTCTTTTGGCCTCTTTTGGCCTGTTTTGGCCTGTTTTGGCTTATTTCAATTTTTTTGTTGAAAAACTTTGTTTTTAAAATTGAAAGGTTCAAAAATATAACCCTGATGGTCATTCTCTCACCCATAACTCCAGTATAAGGGGTCTATAGGCCTCTCCCACAAGGGGGCACCCCTATGCAGGGTTGCCATTTATTATCTTACCTATAAGGTATTATCGCTTTTCTATAGAGAGAATAAGTTATCCACTATTATCTATATTATCGCTTATCCTAGGAGTTCTCTCTATAAGTGATAATAGGCTTGCATTCTGTATAAGTGATAATATTCTTGCATTCTGTATAAGTGATAATAGGCTTGCATTCTGTATAAGTGATAATATTCTTGCATTCTGTATAAGCGATAATATGCCTCGTATTCTGTATAAGTGATAATAGGCTTGCATTCTGTAAGTGATAATATGCCTCGTAATTTCTGTATAAGTGATAATATGCCTCGTAATTTCTGTATAAGTGATAATATGCATTCTTATCTAAGAATCCGGGAATCAGTGACATAAGATAATATGCATGTCTTTTCTCTTATTATCTCATAGCAATCCAGAAATGAGTGACAATTTAAGAAACCGGTATAAGAATCTGTATTCTATTTTACTTGCCTATCTATCTTTATAGAGAGAATAAGTAGTTCAATATCTTTTATCAGGAAGTAACTAAGTCTACCATGGTATTATCTTATAGCAATCCAGAAACCAGTGACAATTTAAGAAACTCGTGACAAATTGATATACTAGTATAAGGCAACCTTTGTATAACAATCTTATTGCACTTCTCTATCTATTTTTATAGAGAGAATAAGTAATTCAATATCTTTTATCAGGAAGTAACTAAGTCTACCATGGTATTATCTTATAGCAATTCAGAAATAAGTGACAATTTAAGAAACCGGTATAAGAATCTTTATTCTATAGAGAAAATAAGTATTTCATTCATCCCCCTTCACCCATGATATAGGGATAATAACTAACTCTTATAGTTATTATCCAGAAATGAGTGACAATTTGATATACTAGTAAAAGTTTACCTTTGTATAACAATCTTACTTTACTTCTCTATCTATTTTTATAGAGAGAATAAGTATTATATTCTATTATACTATATGGCACAGTTAATGAAAGGTGGAGGCATTATTCGTTCTCTATTTAGTTTTCAAGACGGCTTTTTCCCACTTATTATTGCAATCGTTTTGGTCATTCTATTATTCTTTTATCTATTTTTATAATCTGGACTTGAAAGATTTAGTAATCTAATTCCTATTTTACCACTTACCACTTCTTTTTCAACTATTTGATAATCTCATATTTACACTTCGCCCTTTCTTTACTATCTTTAACACTTTTATCACTTCCTCTTTTCCCTTATGCTTTATTCCACCAACACCAACACCAACACCAACACCAACACCAACACCAACACCCAATAACATATCACACCTTTTACGACTACAACCCACACACACACAACCCACATCTAAATAATGA